GACAAAGAACTCTTAGAGAAAGAAATGTCTTTGAACCAGAAGAATGATTTTGGCTTTGATCCTACAAGATGTGATGAATTAAAATATGATCCAAATGAAATACTTACTCCCCCTATTATTAATAATTCTATCGTGCAATAAGATAGAATTATATGATACACAGGATTGTTATCCTGTAACAGAAGTACTGTTTAACATACAGACTAATCAGACAGTAGACGTAAAACACGACAGTGATATGTGTCATTGTTTAGAAACTACTTATAGTGCTAATCTCCTTAACAAAAACAAAATTCTTTACACTGTTAAATGTATTCCAAAATGAAATATATTATTCTCTTTCTTCTTTTCCCCTTTCTCCTTTCTTCCCAAACCGTTACAATAACACATCCAGACGGAATTATTGTTGACAACTTTGGTAGCAAATTAACCCGAGATACTATTGGCGCTGGGCTTACTAAACCTAAAGAAGTAGTTCCTTGTATAAACCTTATAGAAAGTATCAACAACCTTAAAGATAAAAATACTGGCTGGAAAGTAGAAACTGGTTGGAACATGTTGACTTCTGGTAATAATGGTTTATGTGAACATAAATGGATTTCACCGGAAGCCCTTATTGGTGATTATAATACTAAAAAGTTTCAGATTGATAATGCTAGTGGTGATATGCTACAAGAATCAAGGATTTGTGAAAGATGTTATAGGATGGAGTCTAAACTTATTTTTCTAGGTCAAGGTGATAATCCATTTATATGGGAAACAGTTTTAAATCTAAATAACAATGAAAAGAAAGACTGAATTTAAGATTAAAGGTACTCACAGAGAAACATCTAAAGACAAATGGTTTACAGTTAAAGACTTTTCTTATAATCAAGCACTTGCTTATCTTATAAGTAAACATCCAGATTATCAATTTCCTGAATTGTATGATTAAGAAATCAGCAGATCTAACAACTTTAGAAGCAATAGACCTTTTACAAAGAGGTGCTAATCTTCACATAACCGATGATGGTATTAGTATAAGTATTCCTGTTGCAACAGATCATCAAAAAAGTTTTATACACTGGCTAGATAATTATCTTAAAAACTTAGAAGGCTCTAAATTAGAACCGTCTATACTTAATACCCTTACAGCAAATAGTAGAGAAATAATAACAAGATGTTCTCACTTACTTGCTGAAAAAGCGTGGAAGGACATGGAAGAAAGAATGATGTTTGGTAGTCCACCAAAATATACTGGAATTAGTCTTGAAGAAGTATCTTATATGGAAGCCAATAAACAAAGACAAAAGGCTAATAATGAACGATGGGAAGATATTAAAAAACAACTTGGTAATGAACAACAAGAAAAGTAAAAAACTAAGAGGTATCAATCGAAAAGTCAGACAAGGTTTTTCTAATCTTAGACAACAACTGTATGATATTGAAAGACATACTGTTGTTATTACAGGTGCAAGAGTACTTGAATGGTTATCTGAACCTTTATCTTTAAATGAAGATACAGATTTTATATGGTGTACTCAAGACCCAAATGAACCTATTAGAGATGTTTTAATTCAAATACCTAATGAGTAAACAACCTAAAGAATTTAAACCTATTTATCCGGTAATGGAACTTCCTATTAAGGAATTCATAGAACCAAAAAAGAAAAAGACGTTCTTAAAAAGACCGTTTAGAATTAAAAAGACCAAGAAGGATTCTAATCCTTTGTGGGAACAAGTAATAACATGATAACAAATATTGAAGTACTAAAACAGGATCTTCCATATATTTATAACATAAACAACTTTCTTGTTAAGCCTGAAAAATATCATCCAGATAATCCTAAATATCAGAAGCAATGGAATAATTATAGGAAACATTCTATAGAAGGTATATGGTGTTATGATGTACATGGTTGGAGATTTATGCCAGCAACTCTTTTTAAGTATGGTAACTTTTTTAAACTTGAAGATCAGGATGGTAAGCAGCGTATATTTGTTAAACCTACCGTCCGTGATATTGACTGGTTAATCCACTATTCGTATCTTATATGTTTGGGTTTCTCTGGTTTTAAGCATGATAACACATATTCGTGTGATAAGGCTCTCTTAGACAAGAATATTTTTGAACTCCTTCAAGGTAGTAGAAAAGAATCAGATCAGCAAAGACTACTTGATCTATATAATGTTGATGGTAAACTAAAGACTTATATAGAACCAAGGAAGTATTTAAATATGCTTCACAAACAATCTTTCGGTAAGTGTTTATATCATAATGAATCTTCCAATCTTATGATTTTTGGTTCAAGGGGTAAAGACCACTGCCCCGGTAATTAGTAATAGTTACCAATTTTATGTGTAAATTGCTGGAAGGCTTTTGGTACTTAACCACAACGGAATTGGAAACGATAAACGTGACGGTTTGAAAATAAGTATCTTACAAGTAATCAGCAGCCAAGTTCCTTTAAAATGGAAAAGGTTCAGAGACTACGATAATTTTAATTTAAAGTTTAACAAAGTTAAACATGACCAAACAAGATAAAAATTTTATAATAGCATGTGTTTTAGGAGACGGTTGTATCAATAAGCGTATTATTCATAATACTGTTCAATGTAGATTTCTCTTAAAACATTCAGGTAAACAAATAGATTATTTCTGCTGGAAAGTAGAAAGGTTAAAGTCTATATTATTTGGCTCACAAGCCAAAACATTCCAAAAACAATCTACCGCTTCTTTTGAAGACAATCACGGTAGAAGTAAAATACTTGCTGTAAGGTTTGAACGTAATCATCCTTATTTTAAAGTTCTTCATAGATTTATTTATCAGAACAATAAAAAGACTTTTTCTAAGAAAGTTTTAAACAGGCTTACCCCGGAAGGTCTTGCTGTCTGGTATATGGATGACGGAAGTCTTTACAACGCAAAGTATCAGGGAAGAAAATATTCAACTTATAGTAAGTGTACTGCAAGATTGAACACATATCTTTCCAAGGAAGAAAATCAAATCATTATTGATTACTTCAAAGAGAAATGGAATGTTGAATGGAAATTGGAACAGGAGAAAGGTTTTTATAGACTTCGTTGTAATACAACAGAGTTTAGAAAGTTTGTAGAAATAATCAAACCTTATATTGTTCCAACAATGCTATATAAAATTGATATTAAAGTAGGACAACAAATTATCGACAAAACACATCCCCAAACAGATAATGCTGTGGGTGAAGATATAGTCCGTTAGGGTGGCAAATCTTATTCTATTGCTGGTATAGTAGATCAGACTATGACCTTTGACGGTATGAAAGAATATACCAAGAAGGTACTTGAACAAAAACCAAAGGTTAATATTTCTATTGGTGCTGGTGATACAAGTAAGTCTGCTGAATTGATTGATAAGATCACAACTAATTTTGCCAAACAAGGAACAGATCTTGATTTTGGTGCTTATAGTTCACCCGGTAAAGATGATTATGTTCCCGGCCCTTTTTATATAGATTGGATTGGTTCGGCAAAAGCAAATAATGCAGATAATCCTCTTAGGTATGAGTATCGTGTTGAAACACCATCGGGTTGGCAAACAGAAGGTTCAGGTACAAAACTGATACATGTTAACTATTCTGATAAAAAACAAGCAGGTGCCCAAGCTGCTGCTGGTTCAAGGAACGCTTTGAATATTTATACAGAGATTGGTCTTATGCCCAACTTTAGGGATGCTCTTCTTTCCAATGAAGCAACGGTGAGCAAAGACCAAGAAAGATTTGGTGTTCAACTTGCTGATGGTACATCTGGTAATATTGAATTGGTACAACAAACAAGACTTGTATTTAACGATCCAGAGACTTATAACTTTTTGTCATTTGATAATATATGGGAACCGTCAGAAGGTAAGATTGGACTGTTTCTTCCTGCTTATCTTACCAATGGTAGGTTTAAAGATGGGAATGGTAATACTGATATTGAATCTGCTTTAAAGTTCTTTGAACAAAGACGTAAGGATGCAGCATCTAAAGATGATCCAGAGATTCTTAGAAACGAGAAAATGAACTTTCCTCTTGTCCCGTCTGATATGTGGACAACAACTAAAGGTTCATATTTCCCTGTTGGTGAATTGATTGAAAGACAACAAAAAGTAATTCTTTCCAAGTCTTATAAAACCAATTGTCGTGCTGTTGAATTATTGTGGGATACCCAATCTAAAAGAGGCATAAAAATCATGCTTAACCCACAATCAGAGCCGTATTATTCTTATCCTTTTGATAAGTCTATGGTTAAGCCTGATGGTACGTTCTTGATATATGAAGATCCGATTGAGATTGATGGTGAGATAAAACCAGACCAGTATATCTATACACTTGACCCTTATGTGTCAGAAAATATAGATGAAGGTGGTTCTATTGGTGCTTTTCAAGTTTGGTTAAACCCTAAGTATCTTAAAGATACCGGACACAAAGGATTGCTTATGGCTACTTATTATGGAAAGAATCCAAATGGTTTGGATGCTTTTTATGAAATAGTAGAAAAGGGTATTCAACTTTATGGTAATTGTATAAGGATGTTATGGTATGAAGCAAATAGAGGTGATAGGGTTAGGGGTTTTATGATCCGTAAACAAAAGACACATCTACTTGCTATCAGACCAACAAGAGAAAAAGGTTCTTCTACAAAAGAAAGAGTTGTTACTGAATATGGATATATGGTATCCAATAAAATAGACAAGGCTCAAATGTGTACCGATGGTGCAGAGTTTTTGTTAAAACAGTTTTTATTCAACGGGAATCAACAAAGATTTCTTGAAACAATAGATGATAATTTCTTGTTAGATCAGTTGATACAGTTTACCTTTGATGGTAACTTTGATGCTGTGTCTGCATTTTTAGGTTATCCTCTTGCTCTTAAAGAACTTGAACACACGTTCAATAAAGAACAACAAAAGGCTGATAAAAAGAATCCACTTCAATTTATAGCACTTAATCCAAACATATTTACAAATGTTAAACAGACACATAGACGATCTTAGTACCATTATTGATGGTATTAACCAGTCAGCCAAGATTATAAGTACCACGATGGGTGGTCATGGAAAGAATGTTTTGATGTTTAAGAATGGAAATTTGATCTTTACAAAAGATGGTGTTTCTGTTGCACAAGAAATTGGTTTTTCTAATATTGAACAGAATATCGGCCATCAACTTTTAATGAATGCTGCAAAGCAGACAGTTAAAACTTGTGGTGACGGTACGACTCTCACAAGTCTTTTGACAAGTGAGTTTATCAAAAGTATGACAGAAGCATTGTCAGCAGATGTAGATTTTAATCTGTTTATTCAGGACGCTAAAGCGGAAATCAATAAACTTAAAGAGTATCTGATTGAGACTTCTCGTAAGATTGAATCGTCAGAAGATATTTATAATATTGCTCTTACCTCTTGTAAGAATCCACAACTGGCTGAATTCATCAAGAATATTTATGTTAAGACTGGTTTGGATGCAAGTATTACACTTGAGAAAACAGAAAATAGACAGACTTATACGGAACATACTGTTGGTTTGACCTTTGAAGAAGGTTATGTTAATCCCGGTTTTGCTAATCAGGATAATGGAAATTGTATGTTTGAAAATCCAACGTTTCTTATTCTTGATGAGGGTTTAAACGAACCATCTGAAATAGATGAATATGTTAGAGCATGTCATTCTGAAAAAGTTCCTCTTGTTATTATTTGTTCTAGTTATTCTGATCTTATTGTTAGATATGCTCTTTCTAATAAGGAAAGAGGTATTCGGATATGTTTGGTAAAGACTCCCGGTTGGGCTGAATCAAAGAAGCATAATATCAAAGACATTATGGCTTTTTTAACAAGTGGTTCTGCCAACAGGGTTACTATTTCTCCGTACAACTTTACTATTTTTAACAATCCGCCTGTTAAACAGATTAGGGCAAGGGTTAAGCAACTTCAATCTCTAATTGAAAATGCGGAAGAAGCGTGGGAAGTTAAGGAATTTCAGAACAGGATAGCCAACATACAACAGAAATCTGCTATTATATATGTTGGTGGTAATACGGCAGAACAAGCAAAAGAAGAATTTGATAGAATAGAAGATGCTGTTGGTGCTGTTAAATCAGCATCAAGTCTTGGTTTCCAAACTGGTGTTGGTGTTAGTTTATATAATTATAATGATTGTCCAAACTGGCTTTCAAAAGTATTGAAGTCTCCACATACAACTATTATGACAAACGCAAGACTTCAAGTAACAGGTACACCGATCAATACAAAAACAAGAGAAGAAGATCAAAATCTAATTGACCCAACACTTGTTTTAGTATCTGCTATTGAAAATGCTTTTTCTCTTACACAACTTCTTTTGACTACAGGATATGCAATTTATGAAGTATGATAAAATTAAAAGTTTCAGAAGCAAAGAAATTTGCCAATGATAAACAGTGGTTTAAAGATTATATGGCCTATATCTGTCCTATGGGACAGCATAATGTGGCTGATTATGAAACAATGAAAGCCGCCTATGAGATTACAAATATGAATCTTAGTTCTCTTAACATGAAGATGAGATTATTTTGTAATCCTCTTGGAGATTTACTTGCTGATGTTGAAGCAGATCAAATAGATCCACTTCCAGATTTGAAGATTAAAGTAGATGTTCTTAAAGGTGAGGCCCTTAAAAGAAACGAAGAATTTAAACTTGTTCTGACCACAGATCAGGCTATAAAGGCTAAGAATGAAGAACAGATGAATCTTATCCAGATTTCTATTGATGAGAAAGTTGGATTGGAATTGTTTGGTTTACAAAAACAAATGGAAGGTATGTCCCAAGAAGAAGCCCAAAAACTTATTCAAGACATACGAACAAAACATGAACCAGAAGATATTGCACATAAAGATTGGCAATCTGATCTTGAGATTTTTTATTCCAAGATTCTAAAGAATGCTTATCTTAAACTCAATTTAATGTCTCTTATGGCAGATACTATTGAGGATGCTACAATAGCAGATAGGTTTTATGTTTACAATGGATGGAGACATGGTAGACCTTATATACAAATAAGGAATCCACTTCAAGGAGAAGGTCATAAAGATCCAAACCAACCCTTTACACATAAAGGTTCTTATTTCTGGTATAGAACACCAATTACCATACATGATGCTATTGCTACTTATAACATATCAGAAGCAGATATGGATAAGTTGTTTATACACTCCGGTCTTGATAAAAGGCATGGTCTTGGTGGTGAACCTATTCCAAAGGATAATATGGATTTTGTGATGATGTTTGATAATTCGACTAGTAATAATAAATATACAGGTCTTAACCAAACATCTAATGTCAACTCCAATAGACACGATCTTGTGTGGGAAACCCACTTGGAATTTGTGGCATTTAAAAGTGTTGTGTTCTTATCTTATATGGATGAATACAATAAACCTGTTACAGAAATCCTTTCGTCTGATTTTGAAATACCTGATTATGCAACCAAAGAAAAGTTCATAAACAAGTTCGATCAGGAAACAGAACGTTACATCTGGTTTGATAAATTGACCAATACAGAATTTACAGCAGAAGAAATATGGATACCACGTTTGTATGAGATCATACGTCTTGGTAATGATTTTTATCCTGTCTGTAGGGAAGTACCTTATCAACCTATCAATCCTGAAAATCCGTTTGATATAAACCTTTCTACAAAAGGTATTATCTTAAATGCTAGAAATTCAGCATCTCTGTCTTATGTACAACGTGCTATTCCTCTTTATCTTCAACTACTTTATTTAAAGTCTGTTCAGAACAGGGAACTTGCCAAGTATCAAGGATTTATTCACTCTCTTGATTTGGATCAAATTCCCGATGATCTTGCGCTTGATGAAAATGGTAAAAAGATTAGGGATAAAGTTGCTGCTTATTTCGCATTTCTTCGTAAGACAAATAGAGATATTTATTCTGGTTCACAGACTTCTCTTGGTGGTCTTCCACCTTCAACAAGAAGTCCGGGTTCAAGTGGTTTTATGCTTGGTACTGCAATTGAGTTGATGAATCTTCAAAGTCTTATAGATATGATTAAAAGAGAAATTTCTTTGGCTATGGGCATCAGTCCACAAAGAGAGGCTTCTTTTACACAAGGTTCTAATGTATCCGATAATCAACAAGCAATTGTTCAGTCTTATACTATTACAGAACCTCTTTTCTATAAGCACGGTCTTGTATGGAAAGAGGTACTTAATGATTATTTAAAGGCTTTTAGACAGTTCTATCAGAACCAGTTTGAAGTATTTGGTAATACAGAAATCTCTGAACATTTCTGGTTGCCGGATGGTAGTCAAGAAACACTATCTGTTACACCTAAGCATATCAGTCACTCTGATATAGGTCTTCATTTAAGATCTGGTTCTGCTGGTGAAAGATATGCTGAAATGATGTTAAACCAAGCACAAGCTTTTGCCCAAAATCAAGGACAAGGAATTGCTGCTGTAAGTCAACTTATTAAGGATATTGTTTCTGGTTCAAGTCCAGAAGAAATACATAAACGTATTCTTATACTTGAAGATCAACAGTTCCAAAGACAACAACAATTGCAACAACAACAAATTGATGGTCAAACACAATCTGTTCAAATGCAAATTGAAGCAAGAGAAGATGAACAAGCACATCAGTTACAACTTGTAAGGGTTAAAGGTGAAATTGAGATTGCTAAAGAAGGTATAAGAGCAACGTCTCTTGGTCTTCAACAAGATCTCAATAATAATAATATTCCTGATTCTGTTGATTTGGCCAATGTTTATATTAAAGAGCAACAGTTGAATCTTAAAGAAAAGGAATTAGATCATAAAATAAAAAACGATGAAGAAAAGAATAAAATAGCAAGGATTAAGAAAACAAGCAAGTAATTTTTAACAAAAGTTAATCTGCGAATAATCTTGATACAACCTATTCTATATTTCTTATTTACATTAAATAATTAAACATAACTTTGTATGACTTTAGACGAAGAAGCAATTGAATTTGCTCCACTACAGGAAGATCCTACCCAAACCGAACTTGAGGTTCAGGAAACAACAGATCAAGAAGAATCTGTTCAGCAAGAGACTACTCAACAAGAGCCTGACGAACTTGCTAAATTTACCTATGAAGAATATAAAAACCGTGGCTTGATTGTTGATTCAGAAGACAATCCTTTTGACGGTACGTTAGAATGGATTGAAGAACAAATGGATAAACTTCCTACAATTGTTCAAAACAATCTGATTTCTAAATTGCCAACAGAAGCACGGGATTTTGTAGACCTTTTACTTACAAAACCTAATCTAACAAAAGACGACTTTCGTCAATTTTATCAAGACTTTCTGAATGATGAATCTCCTGTTGTTGAAACAGTAGATGAGGCACGTACATTCCTCGAATCTGTTTATGCGGAAAAAGGATTGAAGCCTAAGGCTATTCAGGCACAACTTGATGATCTTGAAGATGAGAATCAATTGATAGATGAGGCCAAGAAAGAACTTGATAAAAAAGGTTCCATAACAAAGGCTAATCTTCAAGCAGTAAAACAACAAGAAACAGAATATCAAAAACAACATGCTGAATTTCTTACATCGGTACAAACCGAAATTGGAACATACAATCCTATTAGACAAAAGGCTATTAAAGAGATTGCTCCAAACGTAGGTCAGATTGTTAATGATATTTCATCTAACCCAAAGGCTTATACACAACTACTCGATATTTTAACTTACTATAAGGATGGGAAGTTTGATCTCTCTAAATTTGAGAAACAAGCAGAAACCAAAGCGGTAAGTAAGTTTAAGGATAGATTGTCCAGTGTTCAAATTTCTACTGAACGTAGGGATGCTGGAAAAACATCTAGTCCAAAAATCGAGTTTCTACCAGACTAATTTTATAGAAACAATATGTCAGTAAAACGTACAACTGCTCTTGTCTCAATGGAGAGACAAGGATTTGGTGGATCGTATCACGATTCCTACACTCACAACCGTTTATTCCAAAGTATGACACCATACAACTTTGGAGTTAAGATGGCTAAAACGTTCGCCCAAGAACTAGAAACAGATATTGTGAACAAATTGTTCACTTTTTATACAATGGCAAAAGGTAATACCTATGCTTTACCGGGTGGAACAGATGATTATACATGGTATGCTGGTTTTGATGCAGAACCTGAATTCCGCTTTACAGAATTGCTTGTTGACCCTGCTGGTTTTGCTGGTAAAGGTAACTTGCCATTTAAAATTGCATGTGACAAAAACTGGTTGCATGAACCTGCAATAATCAAACTCGGTGGTTATGGTCTTCCACTGCTTCGTATCTTGGGTCAACCGACTGTTCGTTCGGCCAACTCTTTTGAATATGAAGTTGTGATTCAAGATGGTGATCCCAATACTTATATCCCTGTAACAGAACTTCGTCCCGACAAAACTTTTGTTCGTGTGTCAAGTGGTGTGTCTGATGAGTTGAACCAAAAGTTTGCTCCTGACCAATATGGTGATATGTACAAACTTCAATCTTGGACGTCCAATTATGCCAATAAAGCAGAATTTACCGACAAGTTTATTCGTGCTGAAATTGCTGCCAAGAAATCTGGTCAACGGATGAACGGCATGTCTTATTCGGTTGAAGGTAAAACTTTCTCTGATGGTTGTGTTGGTAAAGGTTATACCTACCAAGCAAACATGCGTGGTGATGGTGGTAAAGTAATTCCTGCCGGAGTTTTCATTACTGCTGTTGAAGCACGTTTGGAAGAAAGAACCCAAATGGACAGGGAGATGATGATGAAATTCGGTCGTCTGGAAAAAACAGTTGACCGTGATTCGGGTCGTCCTATCAAATTTGCTCCGGGTTGGGATCAACTTGTAAGAGATGGTCAATTCTTGGAACACAATGGTAGCCTTTCACTTGATGGTATCTTTGAATGGTTGAACAACCTGTTTATGAACAGACGCGGTTTTAAAGATCGTTATGTTGTTCTGTCTGGTGGTACTGGTGCTATTAGCTGGTTGAGCAAGAAAATCTATGCTGAATATGCTAGTCTTCTGTCTGTTGACAGTCACTTTGTAAGCAAAAATAGTAACCCTACCGGTGTTCACTCAAATGAACTTTCGTATGGTGCTATGTTCACCGAGATCAAATTACCAATGGGTATTACGGTATCTATTGAATATGATCCTTCGGCAGACAATACTGCAATACACAAAACAATGGCTCCGGGTACTAACTATACCCAAGAATCTTTCTGCATCAACGTTTATGATTTTGGTAAAACCAATTATGCCGGACAAGGTGCAAGAGGTGAGAACATGACCATGATCTATCAAGATGGTGTTGAATCTTTCTACACTGTTTCTAATGTGTATGACTTTACGACTGGTGCTGAAAAGTCTGGTGGTAATGTCCACACCAATTCTAAAGAACTTGGTGTTTATCGGGAAATGTCCGGTTCACTTGGCGTTTGGGATACTGAACGTATCGGTAGAATCGAGTTTAACCCGTTTATCTAATAATCTGGTTTAAAGAAAAGGGGGTCACGTATCCCCTTTTCTTTTTATTTTTTCCAACTTTAAAACATGAACGTTTTATTTGTATCTCCGGTGACGCGGAAATCTCCCCAAGGACGGGAGAAACAAACCTATGCCTATATGGGCAATAATGGTCAGATTGAATTTGGCCAACAAAAAAGACAAGATAGATCAGAAAAAGCAACAACAAGATTGATGTTTTGTGGTGATTACAACAAGCAACAATATGTTACGGGGCTTGATGAAATGGTTACTAATCCTTTCTTTGGTTCAACCGATGCTTCTATTCCAGACAAATTCAGACAGGCTGAAACAATTAAGTTGCAACATGTCTATGAGTTGCAAGAAGGAATGCCTATTGATACACTCCAAACAAGGCTTACACAATTTATTTTCAATACTGTTAATCGTCCTGATGCTATTGAAAATAAAGCATCTTATATAGGTAACTTTTCTGTTGACCTATACGCAAGAACAAATCGTTTTGACGATACTACCATTCGTGGTAAACTTGCTATTATGCTTTTGAAGAACCATCCTAAAGTAGCTGCATCTAAAGATGTTGCTAATCCGGCTGTTCATCATTTTTATATTTCAGAGGAAAATGAAGATATTCAAGAGTTGATGCGTAAGACAGATTTGGTTGAACAAGTCATTGCTGAAAAAGTTAATCTTCAACAAAATTCTTCTGAATTTAAATGTTATCAGGTTGCAAGTCTTTGTTTGTACAAGAATGGTAATCCGTGTGTAATTGGTAATGCCAATCACACAACCGTTAAAACACAACTGTCTGCTTATCTTGATTCCAATTCCAAAAACTTTAAAGATAATGCTACCAAGTTTCTATCTCTTATCGAAATGATAAAAGATAAGAAAGAGAAAGATCGTTTCTATGTGAAGTATATTATCCAACAAGCTATTAATAGCCGTGTGTTTGATGTACGTGATGGTTGGATTTACTGGCCTTCAAAATCTGGTGAACCTAACATGGGTAAACACAATAACGCACTTAAACTGGAAAATCTTCTGTTAAGCGAATATGTTGTATTTGATCCTTCAAATGATGCTTCTAACTGGTTTGGTGATCTTCTTAAAGAATGTGTTAACAAAGGTGTGCGAGTAGAATAAACAATATGACTATAGATAGACTACACCATGAGATTAAAGTTAGATGGAACAAGGTAAATTCAAATCATAAAAAAGGTTTTCCGTCTGCATATCTGGATGACGCTATTAATAAAGCACAAGATGATTATGTAGAAATCTTTTATACGGCAAATAATAGTAAGCAATATAGGGTTGGTTTTGAAGTAACACAACAAAGAATTGATATGTTATCAAGTCTTGTTGTTACAGATAAATCAATAACACCAACATTTATATCTACAGGTAAATACAGTTTGAATCTCAACACTGTTTCACCTAAGTATAGGCATTTTGTAAACGGTTATATTGTACAGGATTCATGTAGAATACCTATTACTATTGTTAGACATAATGATTTGGAGTATAAACTCCAAAATGAAAATACCAAACCATCTAAGAAATGGAAAAGATGTTTGGGTACTTTTTCCAACGGTCTTTTAATAATCTATTCTGATGGTGTTATCACTAGTTCACTTATAGATTATATAAAAGAACCTGTAAAAGTATTCTCTGGTAACTACAATTCCTTGGAATACGTTAATGGGGATTTAACTGCTTACAATACATCTTCTCCCAAAGTAACATCTGAAATTAACAGTCAGTTCCACGATGTTCTTATTGATATGACTGTTCAGTATCTTGCCAGTATTCTTGAGGATACAAACAAGGTACAATTACAAGAAAAAACTATTTTTACTAAAACATGATAAAAAGTAACAGACTTCCGGCAGCCTATGATATTCTGGTTGGTCGTGGAGATTTAGCTCTCCCTACAGGAGCAATGGTGACAGCAACTACAGCATTGAACTTGACTGATGGTCAACTTGGTGTTTTGAGTTTTGATCCCAACTCTACTGTTCGGGTACTCGGTAACTATAATGTTACTGGTGATGATTCAGCAGAAGTACAAGCAATTAAAGTTGTTGCTGGTACTCCTAAATCTAATGCTACTAACACCGTTTCTCTTTGGGAAGATGGTGATTTGGCTAAACAAGAAAGCAACATAATCAGACGTGGCCAAATCCATTCTGTGAGTGTTAAAAAAGCAACTTTTGGTAAGTTGTCAGCACAAGTAATTTCTAACTTCGGTACTCCTGCAAATGATATTGCTTATAAAGCATATTTGACGCTTGATGGTGTTAATACTGAAAAAACTTATGGTGCAAACAATGATGTCCTTGTTGCAGATCTTTCGGCTATTAACTTTACCACTTCTGGTATTACACAACCTAAAGACTATGTTCTTCAACAATTTGCTTTTCAATGGAACTCACAATCAAGACTTTGCTTGAGAAATGGTTTCAGTAATAAAGGTAAAAAAGATTTTGTTGTCTTTGGTGTGAATATTGCTGGTTCTACAGGTCAAGTAATTGGTACTGTAACTCCTACCACAAGCATTGCTTTTGATACCCGCAATGGTATTAACCAAGTAATGACTCTTGGCGAAGCAGGTGTTTCTGCTCTTGCTGAACTGGTACATTTGGATGCAAATCTTACTGCAACTTCAACTATCGAACGTATTGATGTTCTGACTGCTGGTGCTGCTGCTAAAGTTGATGCTCTGATTGTTATTGGTTTGGAACGTGAATTGGTCAGTACTTTTGACGATCAACCACAACGTATTACCACTGTTTCGGTTAACCTTTCTGATACTTTCAGACTGACCGCAACCAAACCTGTTACCACTACGGTTCGTGGTGAAGAACAAGTTAACACTGGTAGACTTTGGTTGAATGAATGGAGAACCCGTGCTGGTTTGATGGTTCATACCCGTCAAGATCGTCCTATGGGTGATTGGTTCAACGAAGGTAAAACTTACATCAACGAAGCAAAACGTTATACGTCTTATGTGATTGATTACTTCGATAAAGAGGCAACTCTTACCGGAGAACAAGGCGCACAAAAACGTTTGGTGATTCTGCTTCCATGTGAGAAACTTGCTGCTTTTGTGGTAAACGTGAATAACGTAATTACCCGTATTGCTGCTGGTAATACTCCTATTACAATGGTAACATCAAATGATGCTGGTACTGGTACTGCTTCTGCTAATACTGTTGCTGGTCTTGAAGCAGTTCTTTCTGCTTGGCTTGAACATTCTCGTACTACTGCTGGTTCTTTTAAAGTAACTGGTGATGCTATTGCGGGTGGTGTTTATCTTTCTTAATACAATCCCTTAAAGGTGTTAGATGTCGTGAAGACATTTAACACCTTTTTTTATTTTTTATACAATGGCAGGAAAACGAATAATACTCCCTAAATCAATTGTTAAGGAGATAAAAACAGAACAGTTCGGCGGAAATCCACCTGCAATAATTTCAAACGAGGGGATAGATTTATTCAATGAAATCCAAGAAGCCATTGATGACGGTACTATTATAGTATCTGGCGGTGGTGGAAGTGATGAAGCAAATCTTTCTCTTGGAACAATAACATCTACATCAATACCTATTGATAATGATAATGGTACTGGTGTGGTTCTTCCTCCCGTAAATACATCCCAAGCAGGGTTAATGACCCCAACAGATAAAATAAAGTTGGATGGTTTAACCCAATACACACATCCCAACCATATAGGCGATGTTACTTCAACTGGCGATGGTGCAACAATCATATCTGCAAACAGTGTATCAAATACCAAATTGGTAGATATGCCAGCCAATACCATAAAAACAAGAAACCAGAATACATCTGGTGATCCTGTTGATATGGCTGTACCAACTAACTCACTTGTTGGTAGAAATGCTGGTAACATTGTCCCTATTACACTTGGTTCAAATCTTTCAATGACAGGTGATGTTTTAAATTCAACAGGCGGTGTATCTGATGGAGATAAAACAGATATAAATGTTGCGGGTGATGTTTGGCAAATCAAACCTAATGTTGTAGGGTTCAATGAAATTCAACAGATCAATACCGATAAACTTTTAGGTAGGGATACGGCAGGTTTAGGTAATGTTGAAGAAATTGGTGTAAATGGTGGTGTTGAATTTGATGGTTCGGGAAACATAAGAACATCTGCTTTAACAGGTGATGTTACAAAAGCAGCAGGTGGAACAGTTACTACTATTAGTAATGATGCTGTAACAAATCAGAAGTTGGCTAATATGCCAGCTAATACAATAAAAGGAAATAATACAGGTGCGGCAGGGGATCCACTTGATCTTACACCAAGTCAGGTGAAAGCAATGCTTTCTTTCAACGCATCTGATATAGTAAATACACCATCAGGTAATATAGCAAGTACCAACGTACAAGCAGCACTTAACGAACTTGATGGTGAAAAGAATGTAAGGATTCAATTTCAAGACGAAGGTGTTGATCTTGGTGCCGATGATGGTAATGTTGATACTGTTAACTTTACTGGTGCTGGTGTTGTTGCAACACGTCTTGGTAATATTGTTACAGTTGATATTACATCTGGTGGAGGCGGTGGTGGAATGACCAATCTTACAGAAGGTACAAGAACTGCAACAACAGTTGGTGTTAATTCAGATACAGGTTCAGATGCAACACTTAATCCCGCAACAAATCTACTTGCTGGTGTTATGCCAGCAGGAGATAAAGTTAAAGTAGATCACATAACAGTTACTCAAGCAGTTAATCTTGATACGATAGAAGCACATGTTGCGGGTCTTGTAGCATTAACTGGTGTTGCTGCACTGGCTACTGATCTTGGTACTTTTACCGGAACAATTATTCCAGATAACCAGAATGTTAAACAGGCACTTCAAGCATTAGAAACAAATATTGAGGCCAATAGAAATTCTATTAATGGTATTCAAGGTAACGGTTCCTCTGGTACTCCTTTTAAATTAGGTGCTGTTCTTACAGAAGATACTATTATAAACGGTAATGCTTTATATGATGTTTTTATAACAGACACAGATTCTATATTTCTTGAAGCGAATGATGGAGCAGGAGCAAAATCTAATTTATTCTTAACGACATCACTTGCTAATGGCGCGCTTTTACATTCAGAAACAGCAGCCAGTGCAAGTATTTTTGCTGAAATAAGAGTTGATCCTGATGGAGCAGGAACAAGATTTGTACAACAGAATGCTGGTGCTTATTCAGGAGTATTAATGACTTCACCAAGTTCAGCATCACTTGTTACAACAGATGGTGTGAATCCTGTTAATTCTTTTGAAACAAATGTTACAGATCACTTTATCAAGGGGCTTAAATCTTTAAGTCAAACAGACATTGTTTATATTGATCCTGTCACCGGAATCATATCTTATGGTTCAGCACCCTCTGGAATATTTGAATATAACATCCCTATCACTGGTGGAAATGCTGGTTCAAGTCTAAGAATTGTTGCAACACAAACTGGTATCACCGCAAGTTTTGCGTCTAATGTTTTGACATTATCCGCACCAACAGGAAGTAATAGAATATTATCTGCTGATTGGAGATTGGTTGCTGCTGATATACAAGCATCTGCTGATGCTGGTGGTTCATCTAACTGGATTAGAGTTGTGTTTCAAGGAACTGGTGGTAACACTGGTGTATCTGATTTAAGAATACCAACGGTACAAAAATCAGCAATACCCACAAGTGGTACAATAGCACTTACAAATGCAATATCTATTGATTTGGATAATAATCCTGCAATATCTGTTGTGGCTGTTGGAACAGGTTCTATTACAATGAGGGTTGCTGGTATAGCAGCAGGTTCACAAGGCTATCACTTAAAATTCACAAATATATAATGAGAAAAATATTATTGCTTATCTTATTGGTTTTTTCAACCAGTTTGATATTTGCACAAGTAGAAGATATACCACTTTTTTCAGGTAAAGTCTTTATGTCTCAAGTAGGTTCTGGTGCTGGATATTGGGAAATAACAGGTACGTTTCAAGATCAATCTGGTTACTTTGATGCTTCTAGTATTGCTGTAGGTCAGATTGTATTTTTTACAGATGCTGGTGTAGGTTATCACTTACCCATCACAACTATTGTATCTGCAACAGATCCTTCTTTTACGGTTAGAATAAACAACACAGGTATCTCAACAATACTATCGGTTCCTACAGGAGAAGGTGTTATTTATGAAACAACAAATAATAATCTTGTTCCTTTTGTCAGTGGTATTACAGACCCAAATCAACAAACATTGCTTCAATATAATCTTGAAAAAGTAAATGATGCTTTGAATATTGAACAGGAAATGATTCTTAGTGGAACCAATATTCAACTATCAGATAATGCTGGTATTCCGGGTAATGCTGGTAATATAGGTTTATCTGGTGTAAGAGGTATTACTGTAACCAATAATGCTGGTAATGTTAATATAGCACTTCCAACAGCAACTACAGGACAAGTATTAAAGTATAATGGTACTAACTGGATTCCCGATACGGATGCTGGTGGTGCAACTGATCTTGCTATCATTAATAGAACTAACACCACTCTTGATATAACATCATCTACAGGTGCTGATATAACTGTTCCACAAGCAACTACAAGTCTTTCAGGTTTAATGTCTGGTACAGATAAAACCAAACTTGATTCTGATACTGACCAATCTCCTACCAATGAGGTTTTAACAATTACAGATGGTACAAATACAGAGGCTCTTGGTGGACAAACTCTTGGAATATTTGGTGGTGGTATGATTTCAAGTACTTACACTCCTGCAACTAACAGTTTGGTAATTTCTGCAAATGAAGGAGACGCTGATCCACAAAATGAAGGTAGTTTATTCTTAACAGCAGAAGCAGCAAATACAACAGGTATTAATAGTAACACTTTATCTTCTGCTAAGATTATCATCGGTGGTTCTCTTAACTTATCTGTTACAGAAAATACAGGAACTAATACAATATCTCTTACAAACACGCTTGCTGATGGTACAGTTTATATTGGTAATGTTACCAATGTTGCTCAATCCAGAACTCTTTCAGGTGATGCCACAGTAACAAATACAGGTGTTGTAACAGTTGATAAAATAGATAATACCCCTGTAACTGCCACAGGGGCAAGTACGGGACAAGTACTTAAATGGGATGGTACAGCATGGACTCCTTCTGCTGATGCTACAGGTGGTGCTGGTTCTACAGATTTATCAATTGCCAATAGAACAACCACGACTCTTGATGTAGTTTCTTCAAGTGGTATTGATGCTACTGTTCCTGCTGCAACAACTTCTTTAGCAGGTTTACTAACGGCTACAGATAAGACAGGCTTAGATGCTGCTGTTGCAGCAAGTCATGCTGCTGTAACTGTTACAGATAATGCTAGGATAGACTTAACTCTTACTGGACAAAATATACAAGCTGATCTTTTACAAAATGGTGCTACAACCGGACAAGTTTATAAATGGAATGGTACAAACTGGGCACCAGCAAATGATGCTGGAACTACATATACAGGTGGAACAGGTATAGATGTTACTGGAACGGTAATTACAAATACTGGTGATCTTTTAAATAACAATGAAGGTTCTTTGTCTGTTCTTGCTGGTACAGGATCAACATCAATTGTTCGATCTAATACAACGGGTTCTACGGATTTAATAATTAATGCTGGTACAGGAATTGCTATTTCAGAAAATACTGGTACTAATGAGATAACCATAACAAATGGTTCACCGGATCAAACTGTTGCAATAACTGGTGCTGGTACAGCAAGTGTTACAGGAACTTATCCTAACTTTACGGTTACTGGTACAGGTGTTTCTTCTACACTCGCAAATAACAATATTCTTATAGGTAATGCTTCTAACGTAGCAACTGCTGTAAATCCTTCTGGTGATGCTGATATATCCAATACAGGAAACATTGTTGTAGATAAAATAGACGGTGTAAATGTAACAGCAACTGGTGCTACAACAGATCAGTTATTGAGGTGGGATTCTGGAACTTCAACATGGATACCAAGTAATGAAAAAGAACAATCTATGGCTCTTATCGGTACAGTTAGTCCACAATTACAGCTTTCTGGTAATGACGGAGTTCCGGGTAGTGCAGGTGATATTCTTATCAACGGTTTGCGTGGGATTATTGTTACTAACAATTCTGGAGATCTTGATGTGGCTTTACCCCTTGTTGGTACAAGTGGTAATGTCTTAACAAGTAATGGTTCATCATGGTCTTCACAAGTAAATCCTGTTCAAGGAATAACCGTCAATCCTACATCTGGATCAGCTCCTTTTATAAGACTTAGTGATAATGCTGGTAATCCATCAGGTGGTGGAACTGTACAAGTAGTGGGTAATTTTCCGCTAGATGTTATTGCTACAGGTTCAGGCTCTATTCAAGCCTTAATAACTGAAACAGGTGCTACTACAGGAGACGTAATTAAATTTGATGGTACTGATTGGTCTTTTGCACCAGACGCTACTGGTTCAGGTGGAACTAATCTAACAGCTTCTGGTACTGCACCTAACTTTGGTATAGACTCTGATACTGGTACAGACGTTGGGATTGTCCAAGGTGCTGGTACTACTATTACAAGATCAGGTAATGATTTAACAATCGCTACTGTTGACCAAAGTGCTACAAACGAATCTTTAACTGTTACTGACGGAACCAACTCTGAAACATTAGGCGGTCAAACTCTTACTGTTACTGGTTCTGGTGGTGCTGTAGTTTCATATAATCCAGCAACTAATACACTTAACGTTAATGCTGGATCAAGTTCTGGTGGAGACAATTGGGGTTCTCAAGTAGTTGCTATTGGAGCAGGTCTTTCAGGTGATGGTACAGGTGGTAATCCACTTATTGCAACTGATGCTTCTATAACTAACGAGTTGCAAACAATTGCAAACACATCAAATGCGACAAGTCATACAGCAACTCTTTCTAACTTAGGTGGTTCTACTCAATTTGTTGAAGGTGCTAATATTACCTTAACCACTACAGGTACAGGATTGGATGGTATAGTAACAATTGCCGCACCAACCCAACAAGCGTACTCAACAATTAAAGAGGAAACAACAAGTCAACCTCAACAAACAACTTTGGCTTTTATAGGTACTGCTCTCACAGCATCTAATGGTGGTAGTCAAACTAATGTAACGGTAGATTCAGATGTAGACGCTTTAGCATCCAATGCTACAACAGGATTATATGCGATTACTGCTGTAGGTGGCCCGAGTACAGGTGTTGGTAGAACAATAACTGCAAGTACAGGTATTACAGTATCGAACGGTAATGGGGTATCAGGAAACCCAACTATTACAAACTCTGCTCCAGATTTAACAGTTGTTTTAAATGATGGTACAGGTATTGATGTAACAGGTACTTATCCAACATTCACTGTTAATGCTACCAAAGTTTTAAGAGAAGAAACATTTACTGCTACAGCAAGTCAAACAGCCTTTACTATGGCTTATTCTGCTCCTGTTGTTTCTGGTACTGCATATCCTCTTAGGGTTTATAGAAATGGTGTTGAATTAAATTGGGTTGCTTCTGCTCCAACTGCTACACAATATACATTTTCAGGTACAACTCTCACAACTTTCGCTAATACTCTTAACGATATTATCAGAGTTAATTATTTAAACTAATGTAATGAGAAAGATATTAATTTTAATTTTAGGGTTCTTAGCGTTTAATATTAACGCACAAGAATTACTTAAAGAAGGTGGTTTTAAAACATCTGGTGCAACCACAGGACAAACCATTAAATGGAACGGTTCTACTTGGACTCCTTCTGACGACCTTGGTTCTACGTCATTCGCTACTGTAACAGACTCAACTGCTTTCAGAGCGTTTAATACTGCTACTGCTCCTTCTGTTGTTATAATGGTTGACTCTGTTAGAGGTGGTATTTTTGAAAGAACATACACTGAAACAGCAGATCAACGAATGGTGTTTACCGATGCTCTTAGTAGAAAGTGGACGCGTTTGTTTGATAAAAAGACAGTCAACGTAAGATGGTTTGGTGCTATTCCTGATGACGGAATTACAGATAGTTTGGCTGTTCAACTAGCCTTAGATAGTCCTTATGATGTGTTCTTTCCGGCTGGTACTTACTTGACTGGTCAACACACTCTTACCACACCTAAAAATATTTATGGTAGAAATGCTATTTGGCAATTAAGGACAGGTCTATCTACTGGTACAAGAATGCTCACAATAATGAGCAATAATGTTACTGTTGACGGATTATTCTTTATTGGTAAAATTGCTACACAAACATCTGAATTTAGTCATGGTCTTACGGTTGGCAAACCAATTAGTGATATTTCAGCAATAGGTTATAATAATGTGATTTTAAGAAACCTTAGATTTACAGACATACGAGGTGATGGTATTATGGTTACGGCTTCTGGTCTTGCTGAACCATTATTTTCATCTAATGTGATAATTGAGAATGTGGTCATGGATAATATTCTTCGGAATGGTGTATCTATTATATCTGGTAAAAACATCACTGTAAAAAACCTTTACACAAGTCGAATAGGTTTATTTGGTTTGGATGCTGAACCTGACATAGCAACACAGTTTTGCGATGAAATTCATATAACAGGATACTATGGGCCGGGAATTGGTATTGGCCATCACTTAACGCTTAATAATAACTTCACACTTGAAGATTTTATCATTGATGGTTTTAGACATGGTTCTACTCCTGCTTACACAGCATCACTTCCATTTTCTCGTACGGGTCTTAATATAAGACAATCAGAAAACGTAAGTGTAAAAAATGGTATTATCAGACGTACTGGTGGCTATGGTATAGTAATAGGTAATACAACAACCCCTTTCAAAAGAGCAGTCTTTGAGAATATCAAAATGGATTCTGTTGGGTATGATGTTTTCTATAGTTTTGCAAAAATGATTCAGCAAGACAATACTACATCAGACTCATCCCTAATTTTTAAAGGATGTTATTTTAATGGCAATGGTGTTGTGGATCAAGTTGGTTTTCCTAACGGATCGAGAGTTTATGACTGTACCATCACAGGCTTTGATCGACTTCTTGTTACCTCAAATGGTGGGCACCTTTTTGAACGGTGTTCCATCCTGCTGAATACAGGGTCTAATAACGATTTGGTTTACGATGGTTTCGGTGGTGCTACTTTTAGAGATTGTTATATAAATTGTGACTACTTGGTAAGAGGTCAACAATCAGACAATAAGGTATTTGAGTTTGATAATTGTGATATAGTTTATTCTACTGCTCCATATTCAAGTATGAGTTTAGCTCCCGGAACAAAATTTCTTCTTAATCGAAATAAGATTAACGGGTCTAATTTTCAGTCTGCTGGTAATGGAGCAACTATATTTCACGATAAAGTTCTTTCAACAGGTATTACGGCAAGTTCAGTAATCATACCTACATTTTTGTTACATCCTAAGAATACCATATTCTTGATGAACGAGACGGAAGGTAGGGCTGTTACAGTTGACCCTGAAAGTACTACAACTATTAACGGTGTATCTACAGCGTCGACAGTAAGTAATATAACATTAACCAATACAGGGACTACTTGGCATTTTCAAGCCGATGGTGCTGCTGGTGCTTCCAACGGTTTAACTCTTTCAGGAAGTACCATTATACAAGGTGGAAGATTTACACAGAATACTTCTCAATCAGGAAGACTTTTGTATTCTTTGTCTATAGACAGCTTAACAAATCTGAATCTTAGATATAATACTAATGGTACTCTATTCTCAACAAACAACGGTTCTGTTGGTTTTAGGATTGGCGGTGATGTTACTTCTGGCTCCATATTTGGAACTGATGAATCATTTATTGCTACAACAGCAGGTGGTTCTGGTATATGGAACGGTTTTGGTAAATTGGTAATTGGTTCAAGGATTAATAACAGTATTGTTTTTACTACAGATAGAACAAATCCTGATCTTACCTTATCTACAACGGAAGCACTTTTTGCAAGACGCGGTTCGTTTGAGAATAACATATGGGTCAAGAACACCGGCACTTATACGAACATAACAAATTCTTTCGCCCCTTTGGTGAAGGAGAATTTCACATTGTCTGGTAGGACATGGATTTCTTCCGGGGGTGATGTTCCACTTATTCTAGGTGGTTCAGAAGCAGCAAGACCTACCTCGGCAATAACTGATAACGGTGGGTACATTGTAACCTCTGGTGGTGGTACTGCTGGTACAGCATTTGAGAACTACGGTTCTCTGATACTTGGTGCCAGATACTCCAACCCCATATTCTTTATGACATCTAAACTCGATAATCCTAAAATGAGGATTGGGGAAACAGGTATTCAAATAGGTAATGGAATGACAGCAGCAAGGGACTCTCTTGATGTTGTAGGCACTGTTAGATTTGAGGGTCTTCCTTCCAAAACCTCTGAAACTAATGTTGTATGGAGAAATACTCTTGGGCAACTTGCAACAGGAGGTATTACACCATCTGATTTAGGTCAACAAGGTGCTGCAACAGGAGAAGTAATTAAATGGAACGGAACTATTTGGGCACCTGCTACTGATGCTGGTGGAGGTGGTGGAGCAACTGATTTAACTTTCTCCGGCACTTCTTCCCCTGTAACACTTAACTCAAGTACAGGTACGGATGTAGATTTTATAGATGGCGCAGGTATAACAATCGCTGGTACATCTACTACACTTACACTCAACAACAACTTAACCACTGGTGTATCTGGCGGTCAAACAGTTGTTGGTGGTACAGCATCTGGAAATAGTTTAACTATTTCATCTACAACAAATGCTACAAAAGGAGATATTCTTTTTGGTACATCTGCTTATAAAGAAGCAACAAATAGATTGGGTATAGGAACTACTTCACCTTCTGCAACGGTACATGTAACACAAGCGTCAGTTGCTTCGGTTGGTTCAGGTTCTGGTACAAATGCGCCAACACTTTTAACAGTAACTGGTACTGCTGGTGGAGCAACATCTGCTGGTTCAGGTACTGTATCTGGTGGTAATGGTTCAAGTTCTACTATTACAGGTGGGGCAGGTGGAGCAATTACGGGTACTCCCGGAACTGGTTTTGGTGGAGCAGGTGGTAGTATTACATTACTTGGTGGTAATGGTGGTAACGGAACCACATTTGGTGGTACTGCTGGTTTTGTAGAAATTGCTGGTGGAACTGGTGGTACTGGTACAACGGCTGGTGCTGCTGGTTATGTTTCCATGAAAGGTGGTAATGCAGGTGCTACTGGAAATGGTGATGGTGGAAATGTATTCTTGGTTGGTGGTATTCCAACAGGAGCAGGTTCTCCGGGCCATATTTATTTGGGCCTTTCTCCTTCACTCACTCAAAGAGGTAATGTAAAAATAGGAGGTTCAAGTCCACCGACAAACTTACTTACCATAGGTGAATCAGGAACTAAACTTGGTGATATTGGTCTTGCAGGTAATACTTCTGGTATGGTAACTATTAGACCTGCTGCTGCTGCTGGAACTTGGACTTTAACATTCCCAACGGATGATGGAACCCCCGGTCAAGTTATGACAACTGATGGAGCTGGTGTATGTACCTGGACGACTGTTTCAGGCGGTGGGGGTGGAATTTCATCACTCAATACTTTGACAGGGGCAACTCAAACTTTTGCAACTGGTACATCTGGTTCCAACTTTAATATTTCCTCTGTTGGAACAACTCACACGTTTAATATTCCAGACGCAGGTGTCGGTATAAGAGGTCTAGTAAATACAACTAGTCAGCCTTTTAACGGACTGAAAACTTTTATTGATGGTATTGAAGTGGGAGATATAGGATCAACTGATGGTTTTATTAGTTTTGCGGCATCCAACGGTAATGCCGTGGCTATTAAATCTTCCACAGGAACAGGGAACTGGACAATGACCATGCCTACAAGTGCTGGAACAAATGGTCAAGTTATGACTACAAACGGATCAGGTGTTACAAGTTGGACTACCGTATCTGGCGGAAGTGGTTATACAACAATCCAAGAAGAAGGGACTGGTCTTACAGCAAGATCAACATTAAACTTTGCTGGTTCAACTGCAACTGCTGCTGATGATGGAACTAAAACTAATGTAACTTTTGACTCTGATGTTAATGCTTTGGCTTCAACAGCGTCTACAGGATTGTATGTTGTTACAGGCACAGGAACATCTGTCACAAGATCAATTGCTGCTGGTACAGGTATTTCTATATCTAATACTAATGGTGTAGTTGGTAATCCTACAATTACCAATCTTGCTCCTGACCAAACTGTTACAATAGCATCTGGTACAGATATAAACGTTACTGGTACTTATCCTTCTTTTACTATAAATAATACACAGACAGAGGTTAATGGTATCTTTAGTGCTTCTGGTACAGTTCCAAATGGAGTTAATGCAACGCAGATAGACGATCTTACTTTTACAGGTGTTGATAATACTGGTACACAATCTCCTAAATTTAGAGTCGTGGCTTCTGGTACTGATCCCGGTGTTCAAGTTTGGAAAGTAGGTAACGATAGTTTACAACTATCGTTCATTTCTGGTGAACCAACTCTTGAAGCAATAGGTACAGCAGGAAATGACTTTTGGATTAACGCTGTAGGCAATGATTTAAGATTGGGTCAAGGTTCAACTGGTGTGTTTACCCATACAACTAAAAACGTTCTTGGTGGTTACTTAGCCGTTCCTTATATTACAGCAACAGCAAATACTACCGTATCTGAAAGTACTCAAGAGGTAGATGTTATTGGCACGTCAAGTGTAATCACTTTGACTTTTAACAATACATCAAACCTTCTCGGCTCTGCTGCAAAAACAATTACTGTTAGAAATAGAGGTGCTTTTGATGTAACTCTGTCAAGAGGTTCACAAACATGGGAATGGTCGGATATGTCGGGAGTGAACACAGCAACAGATAGAACTCTTGCTGCTGGAGAAATAGCAGTAATGTTTTGGATTGACGACGGAGTGACTGATTATTATATTTTACATAAAATTCAGAACTTACCTACTGCAAAAATAAGCGAGCAAACAGCAACAACTATTAACTTTGATGGTAGGGCTACTCGTTTATATGTTCCAACTTCTGCTACAACAACAGCAATCAACTTACCAGAAATAGTTGCCTCTGCTCCTAGTGCCACACAAGTAACAATAGGTGCCACATTTGAAATAACTATTGATAGGGCTGTAACTGTAACAATTTCACGTTCTGGAGCGTCTGATGTTATTCTTGCTCATAATTATGTTGGTTCACAAACATCAATAACAACAACTGGTGGTACAACCTTTTCACAAAAATTCACCGCAATAGGTGCTAACACATGGATTGTAGAATAATGAAAAACATATTAATTATATTCTTGTGCTTATTTACAAGCACTCTTTTTGCCCAACATGTTTATCCACAAGCGTCTGGTGGTGGTAGTTCTTTTAATATAATTTCTACTTCACAACTTACTGCTGCGGCTAATGATTGGAATCCTGCTGGTCTTTCTACAGCGTCTCTAATTAGATTATCTGGTGATAATCAGTTTAGGATTATATCTGGTATTACAGCACCAGCAAGCCCTAAGCAATTAGCGTTGATGAATACAGGGCCAGATTTTCCAGTGCTTTTAACCAAAGAAGATGGTGCTTCAACAGCAGCCAATAGATTCAGCACATCCAGAGATATTCCTTTGTATCCGGGTCAAACCGCTACTTTCTTTTATGACGATACTGATGATAGATGGAAATTTGTGTCTTTGTCCAATCAAGGTAACATCTTTTCAAGTAAGGAAGCGGGTGCTACATTTCTGTCAACTGGTTCCGTTACTACGGGTGACTATGACCACTGGATATTTACAGCGGCCTCTGGTACATTTACATCTATCGCTCCAACTGCAACAGCACCTAGATGTGTAAGGGTCGGTACAAGTACTTCTGCCACTGCCGCACCGTCTATCCAACAAAAGGGTGCAGCAGTATATCTAGGTAAGACCTCTACCACACCTAATGCTAATTTTGTTAGAGTAGTACTGTCAAACATAAATACCCTGTCAGACGGGACAGATACTTATAGGATTGTAGCGGGTTCTCCTGCTTCATTGTCAGGAGCATCACCAGATGGGGCATATTTCAAATACGAACATGCAGCCAATGGTGGTAGATGGCAATGTGTAACAAGGACAGCAGCAACAGAAACATCCACAGATTCTGGGGTCACAGTTGCCATTAATACCAAATATGTCTTGGAAGTTTTTCACCGACCGGATAACAGTGTGGCATTTTTTATCAATGGTGCCTTCGTTGCAGAAAATACAACGAATGTCCACGATGGTTTTGGCTACTGTAACGTTTATATCCAAAAATCCGTAGGAACGGCAACTAGACAGTTTGAATTGTTTTCTATGGAATACGTCGAATCAAGAATTTAAAAATCAATAAAAAAATATGACAACAAAAACTCAAGACGGTTTTATAACCAGTGCTATAAAAAGACAAGGTATGAGTTTTGTTCTCATGCTTATTGCAGTATTTTTCTTACATAAACAAAATGAATCTGTAAGAAAAGAAATTCTTTCATGTGAGAGAGAAAAAGTAGAATTACTTAAAGAACAAAATAAATCTTTAGAGACTGTTATTGCTGCAAATACTGTGGCAATAACTACTCTTAAAGATTATATCAAAACAATTGAAAAGATAAAACCTAATCGTATCGTATCAGACGCTTCAATATTAAACAAATAATAAACATTAATGAAAAGTAAGGCCGTGACATACTTAACTAAAATACTCGTTCTTTTTAAAAATGGTTTGCTTGTGTTTAGCACAGCAATTTTATCATTTTTTATTCCCATCCAACCGTTAGTTGTTGTAACTACTGTTGTAGCATTATTTGATTGGTTCTTAAAGATTTATTGTGTATATAAAACAGAAGGTGAAGCAGGTATCAAATCTAATAAGATGCAGGATACTTTTTTCAAGATTGTTTTATATGGGGCTTTTATAGGAACCTTGTTTATTGTAGATCAGTTATTCTTTAAGACATTTTGCCTTGAACTGTTTAATATTATATTTGAGCCAGAAACAGCAGCATGGTTAGCTAAAGTTCAATTGTCTGTTGTTGGTACTTGTATGATACTGTTAAGAGAAGGTAAATCTGTAAATGAAAATTGGGAATCTGCTTTTGGTATATCTCCCGTTAATGTGATTAGTAAATATTTTGGATGGTTGTTTAAATGGAAAAACTCACTTTAAAAAGAATTGATTGTACAGACGAATACACTTTTGGTGAACTCTGGTACAATGATAGGTTTTTATGTCATACATTAGAAGACCCTATTAGGGACAGAAAAGTAAAACATAAAACAGCAATACCGTATGGTACTTACAAAATTGTAATTACTATGTCCCAAAGATTCAAACAGTTGATGCCTCGTTTATTAAATGTTCCTAACTTTACAGGAATACTTATACATAAAGGTAATACTGTTGAAAATACTTCTGGTTGTATATTGGTTGGAGAAAGCAGATATGGTAACAAGTTACTTGATCCTACTCCAGCATATACAGAAGTATTTTTACTGATTAAAAAAATATTAAAAACAAGCGATCTTGAAATAGAGATTGTTAAAGATGTACCTAAAGAAATTATTCAACCATTAACAAATTTATCATGGAAAAACTCGTCCCCCAATTCGTTGGAGCAAACATCGAACTTATCAAGTCCACAATTGTCAGTCAAATCGAAGACCCCTCAATTAGAGTTTTGGTTAACACTATTCTGGACAAAATTGTTGAAACCAGCTTTGTCCTTACTGATGAAGCAACTGACAACAAGGCTCAACTCAAAGAGGTTTGGTTGAATGTTACAAACAACCCAAACGTAACAATTGCGTTTGAACAACTATTTGTTACAGCAATTCAAAGAGTACAAGATCAAAAGATCAGAATTGCATTACTTGCTGTAATGCCTGAAATTGTTAAAACACTTGTTGCTGTTACAGACCCTATTCCCCAAGATGGTCAGCAAATAGAAAAGATTTGGAAAGACTTTATCAAATCTCCTGTTTTTGTTGATCTTCTTTTATCTAACATTGGTTTCTTGCTGGAAGCATTAAAACTTCCTGAATGGCTTCAAACCTTTATTAAACGTGCCACAAAATAATGTTAAACGTTATACCAAGCAATGATGCGACTTACTTTACTGTAAGTCATCCAGAACTAACAAATCTTGCAACAGGTATCACATTGAGAATGAGTTTGGGGTGCAGTAGCACTCTGAACTCATTTTCTATTTTACCCGGTGCCATCACATCCAATAGTTTTACATTTACACTTAACCAAGCATATCCAACAAATACTCCATCTAAATTTGCAGATGGTATTTACTATTTTGAAATTGCTTTTGATTATAATGATGAAGCAGATGTTGTAAATAAAGATGGTTCAAAATGTGTATTTGTAGATTATGATCTCAAATGTACACTTGATTTATCTAATCAACAAAAACTTGATGTTTATCAAGCACTTCTTTACGGTAATGATTGTGATGCTTGTAAATGTACCAAGATGTGTGATATGTACAATTTCTTAATCTCCACAACAACAACCTCTACAAATGATACAACCTGCGGATGTGACTAAACTTAAATGTGTCTACTTCAAGTTGACATGGGACTTGTTTCAAAAACAAGCATATAGTATTGATTGTGATGTTGCAACAATTACTTCCGAACTTGATACTGTAAAGAAGTATTTATTTATTATCAACATATCGTCTTTGATATGTCGTAGTTTGGAATGTAAAATTCTTGAGATACTTGATAAGTATTCTTTTACTTATTGTGCAAGAGACATCACACAATACAACATACGATAGACTAAAGCTATTGTTTCAATAATGTCATTACCCCATTGAACCTTGTTCAAAATTAACTATTATGACATTAAAAGAACATCTATCCCTTAGCGGGAAAACAGATTCTTGGTTGAATCTTGCAAACCAGTTTGGAGTAACTGGTACAAACAAACAGAAGTCTGACAAGGTACGAAGATTGTATCAATCACTTCAACAAACATTTGATCCAAATAACATTCTTGTTATTGGTGATTTACATTGTCCTTTTGAATTGAAAGGTTATTTGGAATTCTGCATCAGTGTTCAAAAAAGATTCAACTGCGGTAAAATTATCTTCGCAGGTGATATTCTCGATCAACATTTTTCCAGTTACCATGATACTAACGCTGATGGTTTTTCAGCAGGACAAGAACTTGATTTAGCAATACAAAGAATTAGCAAGTGGTATAAAGCATTTCCAAATGCGGTAATCACAATTGGTAATCACGATAGACTTGTTCATCGTAAAAACACTTCTGCGGGAGTTTCTAAGAAATGGATAAAAGACTACAAGGATGTTCTTGAAACACCAAATTGGGAGTTTGTAGAAGAATATGTTTATAATGATATTCTATTTGTTCATGGTGAACAATCTAATGCTTTAAACAAAGCAACAAGCGAATTTAGATCAGTTGTATCAGGACACCTTCATACAGAAGGTTATGTTAAACTTCTAAATGGTGGTAAGAACTTTGCAATGCAAGTAGGTACTGGTATAGATTTTAAAACCTATGCTTTTGCTTATGCTCAAAGAGGTAAACAACCTATTCTTTCATGTGGTGTTATCTGTGAAGGTACACCAATAATCATTCCTTATAATGGATAAGAACATTGAGTTATTCAAACAGTTTAGAGGTGTCTCTTACTATGATAAAAGCCACACCTACTATGTACACAATAAGAATCTGATTTCCGTAACCCAATTCTTATCCAGACTCAAACCATCTTTTGACAGTCAATTCTGGTTGCTGTATAAGACACTTCAATCAATGGGATATGTTGTTAAACCGTTCTTTCGTAGAACAGGAATGTCCAACGAAACAATAGTGATTGACAATATGCCTTATAGCATTGAAGATGTAATGACAGATGAAATAAGAATTACCATGAAGAATCTTCAATCTGAATGGAATCTTAAATCAGAGATTGGTACTACAAGAGGAACGTTCGGGCATAATTATCTTGAACATCTTGAAAGAGGTATTGGTGAAGTTCCTGAAATAATCCTTCCTAAAGGCCTTACTACAATTCAAGCAATTGAATATGTTCAGTCAATCGAACTTGTCAAGAAACTCTGTCAGGAATATGTAAACTCTAATCAACATCTTATTCCAATAGCAATTGAATTTAAGGTTGCTGATCTTGATCTTGGTTTAGCAGGAACGTTTGATAGATTGTATTGGAATGAGAAAGATGAAGAATATCAAATACATGATTTCAAAACAGACAAGAAGATAGATACAAAAGGGAAATATGATAAACTTAAATTGTTTAACGTTCCTTTTTGTGAACTTACCAAGTATAGCATTCAGACAAGTTTGTACAAGTTCATTATTGAAAAGAACACAAACCTTAAACTTGGTAAGTCAAAAATCACACATTTAAATTTACTGTACGAGAAACTTGACTATTACGATTGTCAAGATTTTACGTCTCAAATACAAGATTTATATAATGGCGACGATTGGGCAACATTTGTCAAACCTTAAATCTTTGCTTAACGAATATGGTAGGTCGCCAGAATCTTATACAGATCAATTTCTGTATGAGGTTTTGGTGGGTGCCAGAGCAGAGATAATCAAAAATAAACTAAGACAATATCATAAAATATCAGAAGCCAACTGGCTTAGATTTTGTATTGCTCTTGAATTAACAACAGCACATGATTGTGATTGTATTCCAGAAGGATTGGACTGTAAGGTTCTTAGAACCAAATATAAGATACCATCTGTATTCACATCAAGAAATGCCGATAAGATTTCAGTATTTCTTTTCAACGGAAAACCTATTTCAATTCTACCATTGGGTAAATGGTATAGAATTAAAAAAACAACAGAGTATATAGCCTCTATTCTTAATGGTTATATCTATTTTTGGAATCTTCCACATAACCAAAAAGCAATAGAGATTGTTGGTCTTTTCTCCAACCCTCTTGAACTATCAGATATTCCTTCCTGTAATCCTTTGTCTGGTGAAGTTTCAGGACAATGTTATAATACACAAACATCTGAATTTCCACTTGAAGAAGAATATAAACTAATGGTTTATAAACTTTGTATGCAGGTTCTACAGATTCCATTACAGATTTCACAAGACGTAACTAACGATTCAAATGCAAATATTAAAAAGTAGATCTTTGATTGACTTTTATATGTTCTTTCCTTATAAAAGAAATGCTGTATTTACAGGAACCATTCCCGTTCCATACATCAAGAAAGAAGAAGAATCAGATCATAAGTACTCCATGACTTATAAGGAATGGAAATTGATTATCATGTCTATTCTGCAAGAGATTAAAGAAGAACTTCTTGATACAAAAACCTGGGTAATAGGTTCTCATATAGGTGAGATTTCTCTTAGAAAGAAAAGATGTAAAACATTTACCGACTATAAACTTTCTAAAGAAAAAGGTTCAAAAGTTTCAAGAATCAGAAATGATTATGACAACTATATGATCTTTGGTGAATGGGAAAGAAAAACATACCCACTTCCTTTTAAGTGGTTATGGAGATTTAAAATGCTACGTGCCTTTAAATTGAACGTATATAAGTTGACAGATAAAGATTATACATTTTTATTTAAATTTTTAGACAAATGACAATTAACGAAGTTATAGGTTCACTACCTCAAATGGTTCTTGATGAATATCAAGATTATGATTTGAGGAGTTGGGTCAAGGAAGCAATTGGATTTTTACCAGATACAACACTTGTTGAGAAGGTTAAGTACTTACATCTTGTAAACGGGACAGTAACAGTACCAGATGATTTTAAAAAAGTCATGGGTGTGTTCTGGCAATTAAATGATCCAAATCCAACAGAATGTCAGATATTTGATTGTACGACTCCAGAAGAAGTACAAGCAGTAACTTGTAAATTAGATGTGTATGTAAAGATATTTTTGGATTCTTCTTATTTTCAAGAATCTTTTGTACCACTTAAATATGTTGGCGATAAAAGTCTCTTATGTAGGATGTGTCCAAATGTAAATAGTTGTACAGAACAATTTACAATAAAAGACAAAACGCTTTATTCATCTGTTACAGAAGGTTATTTATGTTTTCATTATCTTGGTCTTGAATGTGACGAGAATGGAGATATGATTATACCAACAAGCGAAGTACTTGCTGAATATATTAGGAAGTTTATTCTTAAACGTGTATATGAAAACAAGATGCTTATGAAAGAAGAAGGTGCGTCTAATATATATATTATGTACAGACAGGAACTTGATATTCTATTCAGACGTGCAAGAGGTGAACAAATGATGTTGAATACAAATGCTGATAATCTTAGTGTTTCTCAACAGTCTTATTTTAACCTTTTAAAATCATACGCAAATGTCTCCATTAGATAAAGAGGTTGTACACCAACATACAGGTATAGAAAAAGATAGAACATTTCCAGATCAACAAAATATTGGATTTGCGCTTAACATGATTAAGGATAGCCATGATGGTGGTTTACCTGAATATCAATCTGAACCCGGTAATCAAGCATTACATGTTCTTCCATCTGGTTCACAGATCATTGGTTTTATTAACGGAAAGGAAAATGAGATAGTTATATTCTTTAAGGCTAATTCAAATGATTATATATCCTTAATCAAGGATAACAAATATAATGAACTTGCAAGGGGTAATTTTGGATTTGATCCTGCTTTTCCTATCAGTGGTGAATATCGTGTTAAGAATGGCTGTGATGATATTTATTATTGGTCAGACCATAAGAATCCAGATAGATGGTTTAATGCAAGTAAACCAGATGATTTTAAAACTGCTGGTAATTTTGACATAAATAAGTTTTCTTTTAATCCTTCTATTGCTGTTCCCAATATAGATCTTTTATCTGTAAATGATACTGGTGGTACACTCCAAGTTGGTTCATACTATTTTCAGATAGAAGTTTTAGATAAGAACTTTAATACTGTTTATAAGACAGACATAAGTCCCCAAACAGTTATCTTTGACGATAGTCTTACATCTTCAATAGACAATATTGATGGTGATGTAAATTACCCCCAATTCGATCAGGCTGTTGGTGGAATACAAGCAACAAGTAAATCTATTACACTTAGGTTTTCAAACATTGATACTAGTCAATCATACATCCGTGTTAATGTTGCATATCAAATTTCAGCAAATCAAGTAATACTTGCACATCAAGTAGCGAGTTTACTTCCAATATCAGGTTCAACACTTGATTGGACTTATACGGGATTGAGCGTAAGTAATGGTGATACTGTCATTGATTATACATCAATGCTTATTCCTCTTGCTTCTTATGAATCCAGTTATGTAATGGAACAGGTTCAAGGAAGATTATTGAGAGCAAATCTTAAAGGAAAGAATAGGGATTACTCGCAATTACAAACATTTGTTAATACTAATCTTACTCTTAGTTGGGTAGCAGAAGAATCAAGAACAGATCAGGTAAGTATAGGTAATCCAAAAGATCCTCTTACTTACTGGTATAAAACAAACTTTCAAGGGGATGAGGTATATGCTATTGGTATTCAATTCTTATTTGCTGATGGTGAGTGGAGTCCTGTAATACATAAGGCTGGTAGACAATCTACAATTACGGATACCCAATTATTAACTGTAGTCAGTAATGGTTCTGTTCTTGGATTAAATCAAATCTGGTTATCTGACGTTGAGCATTTAGGTTTTTCTCTTGGTCAACAAGTTGCAAGATGGAAAGTAATCAACACAGCATCTATTACAGGTACATCTTTTCCACATCCTTATGGATATGAAGGTGAGTTTGGATACCATGAATCAGAGCAATTATATCCGACAATTGAGGATTGTAATGGTAATCCTATTTACGGAAGTCTTGCTGGAACAAAAATAAGACATCATAGATTTCCAGATAGAAAACTTGTCCCCCACATAAACAGTAATGAATACATTGTACAACTTGGAATAAAAGCACAACTTACTTCTTTTCCGTCTGGTGTTGTTGGTTTTAGATTGTGTATGGGTGAAAGAGATGATCTTTCTAAAACTGTTACAGATAGTGGTTATTTGACCAAAGCACTTCACCATAACTATGCAAGCCCTATTCCAGACAATCTGTTTTTAACAGCAATGGAAATGGATTATTTTGATGATAGTATCAGTCCTATTCCACCACCTAAAAAGTATGGTAGATATACTTCAAGTAATGTTCTTTTTAATAGTCGTTTAACCCCTGCTGATTATTATAAGTTTAACCAAATTTATAAGTTTAGTTCAGGCCCAATTGCTCCGGGAACATTTCCTTACTTCTTAGTCGATCTTGAAGATCCTGCTCCTTATGATGCCAAACTTTATTCCATCATAATGAACATGTCTTATGTTCTTCATACAGCACCAGCAACAACCAATTATAAAATAGAGAATGGTGTTGTTGTTCCGCCCGGTGGTAAACTATCCAATGTTATTGGTATTAATGTAGAATCAAATGATTGGTTTTCCAATTCCGCAGTATCTACACTTACTTCTGATATAGAAGATAGTGAAGCAGTTGTTCCGGGACAAGATTTTGCTACAAGCCCAACAGCACCATCAGCATATCTAAGAGCAAATAACTTTTATGTTTATCGTAAAAGAAATATTGATCCATACAATAATCTGTTTGCTATTACTTATAAGTATCTAAACCTAAATCCATTCTATACAACACTTGGTCAATCCTATAATGGTGATACACTTATAGTCCAACAGAATGCTCTTAGATCACTTGTACTTCCCACAGATCCTTTAACCGTTAGTGTTGATAGATTTGCACATGCTACTTATTGGAGAGATAGATGGGAAGAACAACAATTCAATGCAAGTCTTAGATATGGTGGTATAACACCTGAACATAGTCATTATAAACCAGAAGTGGGAGATATGCGCAATGTTCTTAAAGTTGCATCTGAAAATCCAGATAGGTTTGCTGGTTATATTCTTAAGGAAAAATTTGATAGGATTCCAGAAGTGTATAACAACAATGCTGATTATAACAAACAACAGAACCAAATAGCAAAGATTCCTCTTAGTAGGGATTTTGATTATTGTTCTGAATGTTTAAATCTTTATCCTCATAGGGTTATCTTTAGTCCTGTTTCTTTTAAGGAAGAAGTTGAAGATAAGTATAGAGAGAATCTGGTAAATGATTATATAGATATTCCGGGTCATAGAGGAGATATTAGAGGAATTAAGTATTACAAGAACATGCTGTTTGTTCACTGTGTTGATGGAACATTTATTCTTCAACCCAATCCACAAACATTACAGACCAATGCTAATCAGGTATATCTTACTACTGGAGACTTCTTATCTATTCCGCCACAAGAACTTAATCAAACAGATTTAGGTTTTGCTGGATGTCAATCTAAACAGGCATATCTTACAAATGATTTTCAACATACTTGGGTAGATCAAAAAAGAGGTCAGATATTTGGTTATAACGATAGATTGTCTATTATATCCGATATTGGGTTAAGTCAATGGTTTAAGGAAAATCTTCCATCTGAACAAAGAAGACAGATATATGGTCTTACAGGAAATACTCCAACACTCAATAGTACTATTCCTAATTATGGTTATGGTGTACATCTTTATTATGATCCAAGATATAAAAGATTGATTGTTACCAAACGTGATAGGAATGCTATTGGTTCAGTATCCATACCATCTACAGGAATGTATCATAACGGATTCTATTGGGATTATTATTCTGGTGGTGTTCTGATTACATCAAACGTTCCGTCAGAAGATTTTACCAAGTTTGAAGACAAGAGTTGGACAATGAGTTTTGATTTCAAATCTAATAGATGGATTTCTTGGCACTCATATATTCCACCGATAGGTTTTTCAGATAATGATTTCTTTTATACACAGAAAGATGCTATTATCTACAAACATCTTCATCAGTCAAATTATCAGACGTTCTATAGTGATAAGTATGATGCTATTATAGAATTTACAACCTTTGATATAAACACAAATAGGTTGTTCAATGTACATTACCAAGGTTATACTTATACATGGGACAGTTCTAATAAACAATGGTTGGAACAACCTGAAACATTTAACAAAGTTGTTTGTTATAACAATAACCAATCTACAGGATTGTTAAATCTTACGTTAATAGATGCTAATGTAAATCCATACGCTAATACTTATGTTGTTCCACCAAATAACTTTGTTATTAAAACGGATAACAATTATAAGATAGCAGATCTATTTGACATGTCTATAGGTCAACCAGTAAATACAAAAAACTGGCTTCAAGTAAGATCGTATGGTTCTTATATAGATCAGGTGGTAAATACTGCAAACATAGACTTTAGCAAGAACCAATATCAATGGTCTGATCTTTGGGACAAACATGTAACAACAAGATTGTTTTTCAAACCTGTTACAGACTCAAAGATACTGTTCATACTCAATCAAATACAACTTCAATATTCAGTATCGTGAAAAGAAAATATTCTCAAGGAGGCCAAATCTTAGCTGGTTTGGCTTCTCTAATTCCCGGCGGACAATTACTTAGTCCTCTTATTAGTATGGGTGATGAAATGTTCGGGCCTAAAAGACAGGAACAAGTACAAGCACCTATACAACAAATTACAAATCCTTTTGGTTATGCTCTTGGTGGTTTAATTCAAGATGGATTTAAACAGTACAATACGGGTAGTCACAAATCAGGTAAAGACCTTGTTGTGAACAGCAATGGTATTCCAGATCAAAATGGAACCAATGCTGTACAGAACAAAGAAAACACCTTTAAGATTAAAGGTCAACCTTATGTAATGTCTGATACACTTGTTAATCCAAATACAGGAAATACATATAACATGGATGCAAGAAAAACAAATAACAAGTTTAAAGGTTCAAGGTTCTATACTGATGAAAAGAACTCGCTTAACAGAACCATGTCGGAACTTTCCAAACTAAACGATGTAAGTCGTGCTGTTGCTGAATTTGCTTGTGGCGGTTCTATGAAAAAGAAAATGTATGGTGGGCCAACAGATCCACCTTCACAAGAATCTACAATGGTTAAACAGCGTCCTGTTGTTGGTATGATGACAAGTCCTATTGATCCTCTTATATCTCTTAATAGAGGTGCTGCAAATAAATTTGCAAACAACTTTAATATAGATTATGAGAAACCTGTATCAGTAATACTAAGTAAAAACTTTAGATATAGGGAACATGGTGGTGGTGGGCCGCTAGAAGCATTACCTAAAGGTGACTATCAGATGTTAAAAATACCATCTGTTCCTGAACCAAATGTGCCAGAACCAGTGGATGAAACTAAACCCAAAAAAGTAAGAAAAGATTTTTCCAATAGTATTGCTCTTGGGCTTAAAACACTTGCTCTTGGTCGTTCTGTATTTGATGCGCTTCAGCCTGCCGAAAAGGAAAACCTAATTAAACCTAATTATACAGCAGCAGACAATTATATAAAAGAAGCGACCATTGATTATAGTCAAGCAAAACAAGATGCTGTTGGTACATCTAATGTACTTGCCAGTATGAATAGAAGCGGTTCTTCTGGATATAATCAGATGTTGGGTCGTGAAGCAGCAAGACTTGGAACTCTTGGAGATCAAATTGGAAGAATATCAGAAGGACAAGCAAATGCCAATAGCCAATTGAATTTATCCAAAGGTCAATATGAAGCAAACAAAACAGTTGATATTGCTAATAGACAACAACAAAATAGAGCAAACAATCAGATGAACCAAGCAAATCAAAGAGGTTTCCAACGTGATTTGTTTAGTAACTTATCAGAAATAGGTTCAAGTCTTAATAAATATGGCGAGACACAAAAGATTATACAGAACCAGAAAGATATTAACCAGTTTAATACCAACCAAACTCTTGCTCTTTTGAATACCAAATATCCTAATCTAAAAGTTGATCCCAATATTGTTCAGAAGTTTCAGAACGGTGAAATTTCAATAGATGACTTTTTAACTTACGTTCCTGCAAATGTTAGACAGGACGTTAAACAAAATACAAAGTAATGGCTATAAATCGTTTTGATAAAATACCAAGGTATGACTGGTCTTGGCAAACAGCAATACCAAAACTTCCCGAATTAAATTTTGAAGGGTTGGATCAAGTCCTTCAAGCAACACAAGGTCAAATAGATCAACCTAAGATGGTTAGTCAGATGAGGCCAAACGCACTGAATACTGTTGAAGATAAAGCACTTCTTCAACAGTATAATCAATTTGTAGATCAAGGTGTACAAAGAGTTGCTGATGCTTATAAGCAAGGTATCCAAGCAGGTAAAGCAGCAAACAATCAATTCATCTATGATGTTAAAGAACAATGGACTCCCGGTGGGACTGCTGATCTTCTTAATAAAAGATACCAAAATGCAGCAGCACGTCAAAAAGAACTTGAAACATTCTATAAAGACGATAAGCGTGGGATAAATAAAACTCTTGCTCTTAAACAGTTTCAAGATGAAATAAATGCTCCAATTGGATACGACCCTCAAAGCAGAACTGGTAAGCAAGATTTTACAGTATCAACTGTAAATGACCCTGATCTTAGAAAGGCTGCTGATGATATGTTAAAGGAGATCAAAGAATCTGGTGATACACAATTCCTTGGTAATACAAATAAGGATTGGTGGTTAACAAAAATTAAAACAGAAACCCGTCCTGCCGAACAAATCAGACTTGCTTTTCAAGCACTTGCTGAACAACCTGAATTTGCTGGTCAGTTAGATAGAGATGCTCAATATAAAGCAATATCAACTGACCCAAAGAAATATCAACAGAATTATGAATCTGGTTTGGACAATCAGTTAAGACAGATTGAAAAAACAATTGAAGAAGCAAAATCAGACCCGCTTAAAACAAAACAACTTCAACAAACATTAGCAGATAATGGTTATAACATTACTGTTGATGGTCAGTTTGGACAATTTACAGAAAAGGCAGCAAAAGAATTTGTTGACTCACAAAAACAACTTGTAAAAGAACAAAAAGGTAAATTTGATTTACTTGGTAATCTTAGACAAGATGTTTATAATGATTATGAGAACTATGCCCTTCGTGGTGCTTATACCAAAGTTGATAAGGATCTTATATTCAATAAAGCAATGGATGCTAAACTTGACTATCAGACTAAGAATAGAGCAAATGATATTGCTGCTAGACGTCTTGAATATGAAATGAAAGCAGAACCTAACTCAAATATATTTGTTGGTTCTGGTGTTGCCCAACAACTTCCTAAACTGTTTGACTATGCAAGTAACCTAAAGAAACAAGCAACAGACGTTAAACAGAACTTTCAAAAGACATTGGATAAATCAGCATTTAAAGGTTGGACTCCAGAGAATATAGCAACTGCTTATGATTTATGGGAAAAGACCAATGGTGATCCAGCAGCATTTGAACAAGCCCTTAGAGGTAATTCTTCATATAACTTTACGACAAAAGATATTGATGCTATTACAACAGAACTTCAACTCCCTTTGAGTGAATCTGGAATCAAACAATCATTAGACAATTTGAATGATGTTACCCAAGATAATCTTAGAATGGAAAAAGCATTATCTAAAGTTGGTGAACAGTATGTGAATACTCCAGAAGGTAAGAAGAATTTGGAAATGCTAAATCAGTTTAGAAAACCAAATGAATCTGATGGTGATCTTATCAATAGATCTCTTAGTAATCCTGATGAATTTAAAAAGTCAACTAGAGGCGTTGCTTCTTATGGTAATGTGATTGTTGACAAAGAAGTTAATGTTGCCGAATTGTTTAACAGAACAATGAAAGAAGATGTTCAGAAACAATCAGAAGCAGGAACAAAATATGATTGGAATGGTGCCCTTGGTACTTATGAAGTATATGCTGGTACAGGTGATAAAACACTTAGACCAATCCTTGATAATTACATGAAATTCATTGAGAATTCAAATGGTACTAAGAATCTTGTTTCGTTTGGCTCAACAACTCTTAAATTTGAAGATGGTAAAGGTGAACAAATTAAACCTGAATCTTTTGACTTAAAGAATATTGCCGTCGGTAAAAATCTATCTGGTGAACCTGTTCTTAAAATATCTGGTACTGTTAAGGAAGGTAAAACAACCAAGACAGGATTTACAGAAGTAAATATTGTTCCGGGTAGTCCTGAACATATTGCTGTACTTAGAGGTATGGAACAAGCATATATATCTAAAGTATCCAACGGTGAAATAGATGATGCAGAAGGAATACTTGATAATATAGAAGCATTGAATGGTAAAGATGGTTCTAAACAAGCAGCAGGTGATTTGATTATTGGTAAGTTAAATACTACCAATACAGCATTACAACCAATTTACTTTAAGAATCAGAACGGTCAATTTGAAGATATGTCCCAACGTAAATGGAGAACCTCACAAATAGGTAATCCTATGGAAGTTGGTGGTAGACAGTATATTCAAATGGGTGTTCTTCCACCTGACGATAAAGGTTATACAATGATTGTAACACCAGATGCCCAAGGTAATATGGTTGCTGTTCCAGATCAGAAAGGAAATATCTTACATAAGAGTACATCTGGTATAACTAAACTTTTAACAGGTAAACAAACATTGGCCAAAGCAAATGTAGAAGTTACCGAAACGAAAAGATAATGTCCAAATCAAGAATTAATATACAACAAACACCACTTAACCCTTTTGCTTTTGAAGAAAGTATTGGTTCTCCAATAGCCAATAACCCATATCAAGCAGTTTCAAATGGTTTGGAATTTGTAACGGAAGTACCCATTGAAGAAGGATATTCTTCTTTGGGTAATTCTCGTTATGCCCAACAAGCATTGCAAAACTATAAGACTGAACAACAAGGTGCTATGGATCTTATTGCCAAAGGTGTTGGTAGAACAATAGCAAAAGTAGGTACAGAGATTCTTAAAACTCCCGGTTATGTTGGTGGTGCCGCAATGGGTATAAGTAATGAACTATTTGGTGATGGTAAAAATTCCATGTCACTAATGGTTGATAATAGTTGGGTTAATGCCTTTGAGTCTTTAGATGAACAAACAAAAGCATTAATGCCTGTACATATCAGTCAAGAAATACAAGATGGTAATATCTTGGATAAAATGGGTTCTGGTGCTTGGTGGGCAACTCAAGGAGCAGATGGTGTTGGATTTATGTTATCTATGTTTGTACCCGGTGCTATTGCTAAACTTGCTGGTTCTGGTAAAGCACTTGCTGGATTGGCAGAAGTAATAGCAAATACAAAACTTGGTAAAATAACAGCAGCACCTAAACTCCTTGGTTTAAGTCCAGAAGTTGCTGAACTTGCTGGACAAGCAAGAGAAGGACAAGCATGGATAAATGGTGCTGATGGCATTGTTGCAGCAACAGTTAATACGGGACTTGAAGCAGCAGCAGAAGCAGCAGGAACATTTGATAATACATATAAAGGACTTAAAGATAAAGTAAAGGCTGGTGAAATGTCTGATGAACGAGCAAGAGAAATTGCTGGTGAAAAAGCATCATCCGTGTTTAAATCCAACCTTGGATTGTTGATGGTAAGTAACCTTCTTGAACAAGCATGGGTTTGGAAAGCATTTGGTAGTAATGCAGATTCGGTTATTGCTAAGGCAACCAAAGATGGTATTATGGATTACAATGCTCTAAGATCACAAGCCAATAAATCATTTAAGCAAACAGCAAAGGAATATGGTTCTGGCGCATTAAAGAATGCTGCAAAGGAAGGTGTATTTGAAGAAGGTTTACAAACACAGATCGAACAGAACATAGAAGTTGGAAAGACAGGTGCTGTTCAAGCAGGTTATGATTTGCTTGGTAATATCTTTGGTGGTAAAGATGAGTTTTGGGAAAATACAGAATTACATGAAGCAATGGTTCTTGGTTCTGTTCTTGGTTCTGGTATGGGTTTTGTTGGTCAAGTTAAAGAAAATAACAATTTAGATAGATTTCTTAATGGTTATAGTAAGGCCGAGTCCGAAGATAAATGGTACAATAAACTTTTAAAGAAGGTTGGTGTTAAACAAGATGCTCCAGATCAGAAAGGTATAATCAATATTCTTGAAGAAAACTTTATTAAGAACTTTAAAGGTGATTTAACAAGTCTCCAGACAGATGGTAAACTTGATCCCAACAAAATGTACAAGGCTTGGGAAGATGGTAAGAAGGAAGAATATATACATGCTATGTATGATTCTGCTGTTGCCACTGGTGATGAAATAGGAAGACAAAAATGGGGTCTACTCATTGCTCAAAATTATACACAACCTTTTCTTGGCCAACAAGGAATGGAAAAAGTATTTGGGGATCACGTAAAGAATGAATTAACTCCTGTTTGGCAAGACAGATTCCAAAAACAGAATGGTAGAGAAGCAACACAAGAAGAAACAACACAGTTTCAAGAAGACTTTACCAAATCTGGCGACTCTGTATTTAACGCTTATAATGAAGCAACAAGAACCAATTATCCAGAACGTTTTATAAAACCAGAAAAAGGTTCTACCAATCAATATGCTTCTTTTAGACAAAAGTATTTTAACGCTAAGTTACAAACACTACTTGAGTTTGAATCTCTTAAAACAGTTAAAACAAAAGCAGATGAAGAATTTAGACGTTTGAATCTTGAATCTAAAGTTGAAAGGTTGGATGATTTTGGATATAAGATCAAGGATAGTATTACAGCAAAAGAAGGACAACAGATTCAAGACTACTTTAAACTTCTTAAAGAAGTAGATAAAAAGCAAACACAGACAAATCAAAACTATGAAAGTCTTTTTGATAAAGAAACTGTTAATGCTTTATATGATGCTGTTATTAAGGATGATCTGAATGTTGAGGAAGAAGTTGCTAAAGATACATCTAAGAAGAAAGAAGAAGTAAAAACAAAAGTTGAGTCTATTGCTAAGAAAGAAGAAGAAATAATCAAGGCTTCTGAACCAATTGAACCTGTAATAGAAAACGGTAAAAGAAAAGAGTCTAATATATTTGACAATTTTAGAGATATTTTAGACAATGAAGATGTCTATAAAAACTGGTCAAATGTTCGAGATTATTCAGACAGGTCTGTTTTTTCAGATAAGATGTTTGAGATTTGGGAATATTTTGACAAACTTCCAAAAGGAGTTGTTCCAAGCCAAACCGACATAGATGACTATTTGTCCAGTGAAAAACTAACAAAGAATAAAATAATAAGACAGCAAATATCTAAGTTATTACTTGAGAAGTATTCAAAGTCTACAAACGAGCCTGTAGTTGGTACTCCAATACCGTCTGAAAAGGTTAAGATTACACGTAAGCCTGTTCCTGTTAAGAAAACATCTACAGGAGAGAAAAAAGAATTAACTGTTACTGATACTCCAGAAGGTACTCGTATAGGAGAATTGACAGATGAAGGACTAATTGAATTAAGACCGGAAGATTTTACTGATTTTCAACTGATAGACGAATCTGCTCAACAAGTAGTAGAAGACTTTAACCCGTCTGATTTTCAGATTATAGATGACACACGAGTTGATCTTTCTCCCACATCTAGTTTACCAGATGAACCACTTGAAGATGTTTCTACATCTGATCTTGTAGAACAAGAGATTGGTAAATTACCTATATCCGATAAACATACAAGTGGTGTTAATGCAAGTTATACGTTTGACGGTAAGGTTTATAAAGATAATCTTACACCAGAAGGTTTACCTGTACTTGGAACTCCTGCTCAACAAAGATGGTTTAAGTATGTAGATCAGATGGAGATTACAGAAGCAGATACTATTGTTATTTATCCGTTCAACAAGATTAAGGAGAATGAAGAATTGTTTGCACAGATTTCTAAAGAAATATCGGGTATCGAGATATTCGATAATGATTTATGGTCAGTGCTTTATAAGAATGGACAACCTGTAAAAGTAGATGGTCAATTTGTATTTACAAGTATTCAGCGTCCAGAAACAACATACAAGGCTGGTAATGTTCGTGTAGCAAATAGCCACATAGATAAGTTCCCCGGAGATACTTATGCTGAAAAATTACGCAATGCCCAATCTGTTTATGAGCAATGGTATTATGGTTTTAAAGAACCAGCCGAGGTTTCTATCAATGAGGTTACAAAAGGCCACATGGTAATGAGGTACGATGATTTAGGTAATGTTATATGGAACCAAGCATCTACAAACATACCATCTGGTGTTTATCAAGTAGTTGTTTCAGAAACAGGTACTGTTGATTTTGCAGGAAAGATTGTTAATGTGAATAAAGGTGATGTTGTAGCAATATCAAACGATATTAATCTATATCCTCTTAGAGTTAGGAATATTAATAAAGAAGAAGCAGACATGATTGTTCATATGCTTTCATTATTAAATAACCAATCTGTTGATGATATTGTGTTAGACGTTTCAATACCCATAACAAGTGTTAAGTCAAGAAATAGTATTGGTGTATTCACAGATACAGAAGTTCCATTATTTAACTACTTTACAAGATTCAGTAAAGGTGAAGGTGGTTTCTATGTTGAAGGACAAATAGTAGTTTATCATCCTTATGGTCAGGAACAAAGAACAATAGCACTTGCCGATTTATATAAAGATAGTGATGCTTTACAGGATTTTAAAGATTTTCTTTTATCTAAAAGAAAAGCATTTAATAAACGTCTTGTTGAATCTCCTGCTGTTAAGTTTACTTTTGACAAGGGTAGTATTAGATCACAACAGACTAACGGTACTTATTTAAGTAACGCTCTTGAAAATGATCTTTTAACAATGTCTGTTGTTCATCCCGATTATCCATCAAGACTACAAAAGAATCTTTATATTGGTTGGTCTACAGGAAAAACGGTTGTTCAAGAAACAATGAAATCCGAACCTATCAAAAAAGGCAATAAATATGCTGATAGAAACAAAAAGGCATCTGGTAATTTAGATGCTGATAAAGTATTTACGGCAGATGAACTTTTACAAATCAAACTCCAGTCTGGAGAAATAACTAAAACATGCAAATAAATTGTACCTACACCTATAAAGGAAAACAGTTTTCAACAGATAGGATCAAACGATTGTTGGTAGAAGAAATGCCAAACCAAGATCAAGAATCTAATATCAGATTCTTACAAGAGTATCTTGGTATGTCAAGAGAAGAAGTTATTATTGTTGCTGGACTGATAGATAATAAATCTTTTGGTCGATTTAAAGCGGATGGTAAAATTCTTTTATCAGAGAAAGCAGATATAAGAACAGCAAGACATGAAGCATTCCATAGAGTATGGAGAATGTTTTTAACTCCTGCTGAACGCGCAGATGCTATTAGACAGTTTAAATATAAACCTGATTGGAAATCAACAATTGAGAATTATAAAATCAATTATCCTAATCTTACAGATGAAGATCTGATTGAAGAATTTTTTGCTGATGAATTTGAAACTTATCAGTTACAACCAGATTCATATAAAGTTCAACCTAACAAATCGCTATTTGAAAGACTGTTAAACTTTATCAAGAAAGTACTTGGTCTTAAATTAGACGATATAAAAACAATTTATGATAGAATCCTATCTAAAGAGTTTACTGGATCACCAAAGATTCCTTATTCTAAGGATGCTGATAGTATTGTTATAGGCGAATCAAATAGAGAAATATCTGTTACTGATAAGAATGATATTGTAAACTTTCTGTCAGCAAGAATTATTGGTCGTCTGGTCAATAAGGATCTTGAAGGTTATACCGATGTTCTTGAAGATTTAAAATGGGATGCTCATGGTCAACTGGAACAATATGTTGATACTGATCTATTAAATGATATTGGTGACAATCTGGATTCAGATGGTATTGTCTGGCAAGAGATAATTTCTAAACTTGAATACTATGGTTTGGAGATTGTACAAAAGAAAAGAAAGATTGTAAAAGAAGATCAGACAGCAGAAGATGTAGAGACAGAATCTATTCTTGGGGAAACATCTGCTACAAGAGAGTTTGTATCTGCTATTAAAGTCAATCCTAAAGATGGTTTGAGTACAAGAGTTAAATTGTTGCTTGCATCTTTTCAACATCCAGTTAATAAAACATCTGTTGGTGTTCCTGTAACAGTTTCAGCAAGTACAGCATATAACCAAATTGCTTTGGGTATGGCTGGTATCCCAACTAAATACTTTTTGGAAGAACTGGAAAAACTTGATCTACCATTTGTTGAAGATCTACTTACAAAACTAGGTAAAACACCAGAAGGCTGGAATACCAAAACAATCAAACTTAGAAACGAGTTTGTTAGTAAGATGGCTTTAACAGAGAATAACTTTACGTTCTTTCAATATGGTGAAGATGATAAAAAGAATACTGAAATCAGATTCAGTAATCTTAACTCTGAAACGAGAGAAGCCAATCTTATCAGAAAGTGGAACAGTAATCTTTTAGCCAAAACGGATTTTATTATAGAAGATCAGCAGGTACAATATCTAAAATACTTTAGGGATAATCTTAACAAGATCACAAGTCGTGATGTTAAGACAGTTGCTAGACAAATGGCTGATGTGTTTGGGATTGTTCTTGACGAAAGAACTATTGATAAGTCTTATCCACATCTTCGTGCTGCTGCAACAGCAATTCTTGGTAAACCAAAGTATAAAGAGAATGGTCGTTCTATATATGCCAAGTTTGATATTGGTGGTCAGATAAATAAGATTGCCAAGATACAAGCAAAGTATGAAGAATCTGTTGATACCATGATTACAGTACTTGATACCAAGATATATGCTCTTGGTTTGAATACACAACAGACAATCATGGTCAACAAAGCCAAGTATCTTGTAAACAGGTTTAAGAAAGAATCACAATCTACACAAGATATATTAAATCGTCTTAGAAAAGAGATGCCAGAGATGTTCAATAACTGGAACATGTCCAAAGACGAACTTGGTAATTGGAGATTACAGCCATTGCTTGCTGCTATTTATGACAACAACTTTGACATTACTATTCCTTATGCAGCAAAGAATAGTCAAGAAGATGAGATGTATGTTGATAAAATGTCTGAACCCGATCTAATAGCACTCCATATAAATGGTGCCATGACTGGTAATTTCATGTCAATGAAACACTCTGATAGAAGTACCTTCTTTGCATATAAGACAGATCCTCTTGTTAATATAACAGATATGTTTGGTAACAGTTCTGATATTAAAACACCGGGTATCAATATTATTGTTGAAGGACTTGTCAAAGAGATTCAAAAAGAAGTTGAATTTGCAAGATCGGGATACAGTAATCTTCCCATGCAGTATATTGGAAATAAAGGTGGTCTTAAAACAGGTTATTCAAAACTCCTATCCGAAACAAGACTTACGGAAATTCTTAACGGTAAGGAAATAAATGAATCTGATAAAACTCAACTATATAAAATGGTTGAGGATGATTTCAAGAAGTTTATGGACACTATTAAGGAGAATGAATTGTATGTTCCGGGTGTACATATTGCTGGTATCAATCCATCTACTATTGCTGAATTTAATAAAAGAACATTACCTTTTACTGGTGAAACCAAAGGGTTTAAAAATTCTGCTATTGAGTTGACACTTCTTTATTCTTATGTGAATGAGCATTTGTTCCACATGAATGAAAGTAGATTGTTTACGGGAGATAATAGAATGTTTAAGAATGCCAATGACTTATACAAACGTCTTGCAACACAATCTTCTAATGGTCTTTTAACCGCAACAGATGATCTGACAAATAGTGTTATCAGACAAGAGTTGAATCAGTCTTATGAAGTGTTTGACATTGCAACAGGTAAAACTGTTACAATCAATGCGTCGGATAATCTAAACGATACAAAAGTTAGAGGTGTTACGATCAAAGAACAAGATGATTATAAATCAAGGTTGCTCGTTCCATCTGGAGTCCAGTCTAAACTTGGTATAGAGAATCCAACTAAAATTGCTTCTGCTATGGAATGGGGATTCTTACAGGATATACCCAATCCCACAGAATCTGAAAAATCTAAAATGATTTCTAAGATCGAACAGGCAGAAAAGAAGTATTCAGAAGTTAATGAAAATGATGGGCTGTCTTATATGACACTTCCAGCATTTAAGAACTATCAAATAAGACTTGGTAACTGGACAGATGAAATGGATGTTGCTTATCAAGTTGAAATGGAACTTCTTAAATATAGGAGTCTGTCAGAAGCAAAAGATTTAGTTGTTACGATTAAAGGTAAGAATAAGTACAACGGTCTTATAATTAAACCGTTTGAAGGAGCATTTAATAAAGGAAAAGATGAAAATGGTGTTCCTTACAAGTTAGAGGCAATGCACACACTTAAAGTGCAATATGCTGGCCCATCAGTTCAAGAAGCATTTGCTAAAGGACGAGAAGAATTAGAATACAGTTTCTTTACCGTATTTAAGACTTCTAATCACTTGCTTCAACCATCTGCTATTATGGGAACCAACTTACAAGCAATGAACCATTCAATGCTTGTATCTGGTGTCCAAGTAGCCCATATGGGTTCTGCTAATAAAGTAGGTGCTGTTGATCCAAAGATTGCTGCTAAACAAGTTCAACAAGATGAAAATGATACAAGAAAAGATAATCCGATTGTTGGTAAAATTGCTGATAAAGGTCTTACCTTTTATGATGAGAATGGAGCATTTAATCAAGACGCTTTTCTCTTAGCATCTAATCCAGAAACAGGGTTTGCCAATTATCTATTTGATTGGGAATACTACAAAGATCAGGTTAAGATTGGTAATAAAGAAAAATCAGAAATATCTGGTTCCACACAGTCTTTAAAAATCTTGTTATCCAATCTAATAGTTAATGGACAAGAAAGGTTTCCGGGAGCAATGGATATTGTTAAGCGATATTTGGAGATCATAGATCAAATGGTAAAAGCAAATCAAGATTCTTTCTTGACCGAACTTGGTTGGGATGGTGATTTTACTTCTTATGAGAAATTAAAAGAAGTGGTTCTTAACTCAAGCCAAGTAGCAAATGCTGCTGATAATCTAAAGAACCTTGTAGAGAACTTCTTGAATGATCCCAAGAATATAGAAACACTTAGTCTTAGACAAAAGATTGAGAATGTTCTTCATGCTCTTGTAACAAGTAATGTTATTGATTTTGATCGTGCTGGTAATTCATATCCTCAAGCAGCATCAACTGGTTATGAGCCTTATGGTTCAAGGATTAGATTGGAAGATGGAACTTATCAAAGTCAGGAATTAGATTTCTATGAACCTGTATTTGACAATGATGGAAATTTGCTTAAAGTTAAACCAGCAGAAGTTATTATACCACTTCCGAGTAAATGGATTCCTTCTTTGTATAAGGCTGCCGGAACAAATAACTTGATTGAAGCCCTTGAATGGTTAAACAATAAAGTAGCAGAAGATAAGAAATCCGATGGTGATTTGTTTATTGTGAAAGGTCTTAGGATTCCTAACCAGCAATTGTCATCCAATGATATGTTTAGGGTTAAGAAGTTTACACTTCCTACTGTTCAGGCTTATGCTATTGTACCATCAGAGATAGTTATTAAAGTTGGGTCAGATTTTGACATCGACAAAATAAATATCTATTGGACAAGTGATATACAAAATAGAATTTTTAGTCCTGAAAAGGTTACAACAGTTAATTTGGATAATCAGTTATTATCTATTGAAAAAGAAATTCTTCTTCATCCAAATAACGTCCAACATTTGTTGATGCCTTTAACAAATGATATTTTTGTAGAAACACTTTACAAAAGATTCTTTGTTAAATCAGGTTTGATTGAGGGTGAGAATGATAATTTCTTTACGATTCTTAATCCAATTACAAATGCCAAGAAAGCAGTTATATTTGTTCAAGGTAAATTCGCTGTTGGTATTGGAGCGTTGAGTATTACTTTTGCTGCTGTTAACCAAGTTAATTCTGTTGCTGGTAATAGCATCAATTCTGAATACTATGTTGGTCAAGATAAAGAAGGTAATCCTGTATTCCTTCCATCTGCTGTTAGATTTGGTTCTGCCAGTCAATATGATTTTTCAAGTTATACAGATAATCAGTTTAATACTTTGTCAGAAGTAATGTCACAATTGCTTACCATGTACGTGGATGGTGTTAAAGAACCTTATGCTGTTCTTATGAACATTACACTTCAAACAGCAAATGTTGTAGATTATCTGATTAAGAATAATGTATCAGCAGCAGAAATAACCAAGTTTTTATCTCAACCGATTATTAAAAAGTATCTGACAATGCAAAAGGTTAATGAATCTATGTATTTGAAGAATGATACTTATGAGAAAGATATTCCGGTATATGATAAAGATAAAAAACCAGTACTTGATAAAAATGGACAACCGAAGTATAAAACAATAGTTCTTACAAGAGAAGAAACAGATAAAAAAGAGTTTATCAAGAAAATATTAGAGACGGTTGGAAAAGCCAGTATGCTTGATTATCAGGCAAAAGTTGGTTTTATGACTCTTTCTGATTTTGAGATAACAGAAAATCAATTAACAAACGATCTTCTTAAACCTGAATCGTCTGATGATTATAGAACAAGACAGGCCAACTATCTTCAATCTTTTCTTGAGATTCAAAACCTATCTATTGTTTATGGTGATTTTTTAAAGACTCAAAACTCTGATACTGCTGGTTGGGCCGATAGTCAAGACTGGTTAAAGGATAGACAGTTGAGAGATCAAATAGCACTTGCCAATCTTGTACCAGAAGAAGTTGTTAATTACCATGATGAACAAGGTTTGTTGAGTCCTTTCTATAAATACGGACGTACATTATATAGAAAGTTGTATGAACCTTTTTATGGTTTTGCAGAAGGTAAACCTTTTTCTGAAAGATTAAGTAATATCAAACTTGCTTTGGCTAAGAGCCAGAAAGGTGCTACAAAAGATAGATTGATGTCAACATTCGATAATGATTTTATTCTTTATCTTGTCCATAACTTTAACTTCAATAAAGATTCTTTTATGGAATTGATGATTGGACAAAACTCAGTTGCTAAAAGAGTTAGGGTTGCTAAAGAAAAACTTCCAAACAATCCATTCTTAAAAGCACTCCAACCTTTAATTGGTGAAAAGAACAAGACCAAAATCAGAGTTGATAATCTTCGTCTTTATGAAAAGAAACTTGATGGTTATTCATCTAATGATATGGTTAAGGCTTTTGAAGAATTACATGAATTAGATAGTCAATTATACAAAGATATTATCAATGTGTTATTCTTTCAGAACGGTTTAAACCAAGGTATCCTTAACTTCTTCAATGTTGTACCTCAAGGTAAAGATGCAACAAGAACAGAAGACAATGAACATTTGTATTATGCCCAAGATATAATCAATGATTCTTTTGAGCAATTTGAGAGTTTGAACGAACAAGAAAGAGATTTGATGATTGATAAGTTCTTAATGCTTTTCAATCTTAACAACCCCAACTTTCTTGCTTCAAGATATAACGCAAATGTTGTTAGAAAGAAAAATGTAACTGATTATCAGACTGGTCAGAAATCTATTGTGTATGTTGTAAAGGGAGAAGAAAAGGGGAAAGAAATAGTTGTCCCTCTTTTGGGTGATAGGAATGTTAAGAGGTATCATGTCAGTGGTTTAATTGTTCAACAACCTAAAACTCTTAATAAACAATCTGATGAAAATCAGAGTCAGTCACAATCTAACCGTTTGGGTAAGTTGGTATTTTCTTATAAAGGAAAAACAATAGAGACTGAATTTGAATTAGGTGTAGATCAATCTAAAGCATTAAGAGATTTAATAGATTATGTTGAATCATCTAACGATCCTGCTATAACTTTACAGGGTGCTGCTGGCACAGGTAAAACATCTGTTATAGGTTATCTGCAAAAATATTTTGGAAACAGATCTTTTTTGTATATGGCTCCAACACATGCTGCTGTAGCCGAACTTGCTTTTGCTACTGTAAAAACGGGTAATAATAAACTTCCGTTGACTGTTGCCAAATCAGTATATGAAAAAGAAATTCTTGGTACAAATAAACGTGAAGGCTTCTTTACTTCATCTGCTACCAAATACATAGGTTATAATTCGGTTGTTGTTGTAGATGAGTCCTCAATGCTTGGTGAAAAGGATGTAAGGTTACTTGTTGAAGCATCTAAAAACGCTGGAGTTAAGTTAATTTTTATGGGAGATTCCAAACAGATTCCTCAAGTTATGACAGGAAATCCATCCGTAAAAAACTTATCACCTGCTTTTACACGATTTAAACAGTTAAGTTTGAATCAGGTTTTTCGTCAAAAAAACAACATTCTTCTTGACTTGCTTAGTAAAATGAGAATTCAAACAGAGTTTAAGTTGTTTCAGCCAAGAATAAACAATGATTCTGTTCAGTTTTTACCGTTGGCAGAATTTAACAAACAGTATGTTAATGATTTACAGGCTGATCCAACAAACACTGTTCAGATTTCTTATACAAATTCACAGGTTCAAACAATTAATCAAAAAGCAAGAGAGGTTCTTGGTCGTGTTGGAGAAACACAGATTGATGATATTGTTATTGGTTATTTAGGTTATGGTACAAAACAAATTGAAAAAGGAGATGTTGCAAATTCAATACAATATAAGATTGTAAAATTTGACAAGACAGGATCATCGGTTGGACTGACTATAAAATCTGATAAGTTAGATCGTTTATCTGAAATGGGGATAGGTGGTATTCCACCAACAGGCTACACTAATTATTTTCAATTATCGCTGAATGACAGTTTAACGTTTAACCATTTAACGTCAAAAGATTTTACGAATAATAATAATGAGGTTTCCTCATACTTTAAACAGATTCACAATCTTAATAAAAATTATCAGAATAAATCAATATCTTATGGTGTATATATTGAAGAACTACAAAGTATCGGTGCTGCTTTAAGAAAAGTGTCTGTTGGTAACACTTATGTTTTTAATCCGTCTACAGATCAAATGGAATTATTTGATGCGGTAAAACATAAAAACATAAAAACGGAAGGTCTTGGCTCTTTAAAGTTTGAAAAAGATATTGATTATGGTCATGCTATAACAATACACAAGTCTCAAGGTGCAACAATCGAAAATGTTTATTTCAATGCTGATTCTTTAAGTCCTGCAACAAATATTCCAATTGTAGATCAAAATAACGTACAAGTAACAACGGAAAGACAAGCACTTGCTTATGTTGCAATGTCAAGAAGTAAGAATAAACTTGTTGTTCATAATACAAGATTTGAAGTTGAAAAAATTGATTCTAAGCCGTTACCCGATACTGGAGAAACAACACAAACAGAAGACCCAATTTTTAATCTTGGATTTACTAATGCGAGACAATATGTTCAGCATATAGCAGATAGTTCAGATGTTCTTAGTCCTCTTGCTACCAGATTACTTAGATTTAAATCTAACGTACCTGTTATGATTACAGAGAATGTTTTACCGGAAGGTGTTATGGGTTCTAATGGTTATAACTATGGTGCTGCAAGGGCAGCATTTTCTCATAAGACAGGTGAGATTAGAATCAATCCAAAGATTGATAAACCTGTTAGGACAATATTACATGAACAGATTCATGCTATAACATATCAATACATTCGAGATAATCCAAATAGTAAGGAAGTTGAAGAACTTGAAAAATTACTTGCTTATGCTCGTAGTAAAGCAATGTCAATAAAGGATGTTTATCCTCTGGAAGATCTTGATGAGTTTATTACTGGTGTTTTTACAAGACCAAAGTTTATGTTAGATCTCCAACAGATTCCATATCAAGGTTCCAATGTAATGACCAAATTGATCGAATGGTTTTCTAAACTGTTTCAGTTTACTCCCAAACAGAATACATTGTTTGAAGAAGTAATGTTCCATGCAGAAAATCTATTAAATCAGATAGAACGTGAAGAATCTTTAGGTATTGATTTGTTTGAATCATTGCAACGTGAAACAAGTCTTGAAAAAGAATATCAAAAGATACTCAATAAGTATGGTGTGAAATATAAAGGATCGAAAGAGATAAACAAGAATGCTGATTGGCCAAGTCTATTGAAAGACATAGCAAAGGTTAATCGTGAATTTGGTAAATCGCTTAATCTTTATAAAGCACCAAACGATAAATGGTATTTAAGAATATCCAATGATGTTGATACTATCAGTAAGCAACAACAAGATAATAGGGTAGTTGCAGAATATAACCAGAAACAAATGGAAACAAGTCTTGGTCAAATGGGTCAAGATGTTGTGAACAATTGGGACAGGTATTTTGATGATTACTTGCATTTATCGGAAGAAGATAAAACAGCCTATGCACAACTGATCGAAAATGGTCAGGTACAAATTCAATGTAAATTATGAGGTGTAGTCCTACACAATCAGATATTAAAACAGCAATAGATAATCACAAGGCTTTTCATGTGGTTAGACAAAATATGAACAGGTCAGAATCCTTGGAATACTTGGATTCTGACAATGTTCAGTTTGTTAAAGATAATGGTAAGTATGTTCTGGTTGATAATCCAGACATCAAACTTAAAACAACAGTAACAACTAAGATTCAAGGGAATAAAACATTTGAATCTGAAAGAGGTGAGGGTGCTGCTGAAACAGGTAATTATGTACATGATGTACTGGAAGAATATGGTCAACAGATTCTTGATGAATTATCTGGTAAAAGTGTTACCGAATCATTGAGAATACTTACCTCAATACGTCAAAAGGGTTTAAAAAAAACAGGTAAGACTTTGGATCAAAAGTCCAGAGACAACCTGTTTGATATAATCAGAAACCAATTCGTATTTGTTTATCAAGCACAACAAGCAATTAACCAAAAGACAGGTGTGAATGAATTACCTGTTGTTAAGTTGGAACATCTGGTTATTGATCCTGTTGATAATATCGGTGGTACAATTGACTTTCTTGCTATTCTTTCTGATAACACGTTTGTTATCCGAGATTACAAGACCATATCTTCTAAAAGAGAATCGTTGGATGCTGTTGGTGATTTGAAACCTGATGTAACATTGATACACTATAAGTCACTTGAGAAATATAAGACTCAAATAAGTATGTATGCTAGTATTCTTAGAAAGAGATATGGTTTTAAAGGTGTTTATAGTAATAGGCTTATTCCGATTAAATTGTTTTCTGCTTTTAATAGTAGAACCAAAACATTTGATAACAAGATTCAGTATGTTGCAGGGCCGGGACAAGATAAGTTAATTGATGAGATTATTCCTTTTACAGAGAAAACAGGTTTTGAATCACTTGATGATTTCTTGGGTAAGATTGATGCACGTATAGAAAGACTTGCCCGTAATAAGGATGTGTCCAAACGTCAGTATGTAAATCAGCAAATAGCAGATCTTGAAAAGATCAAACAGGAGATCATAACCAAGAAGTCTGTAAATGCTATTCAAGAGTTTGTAATCCATATTAACAAACAGTTAGAGAATATGGATGATTTGTCTATTGATGATTTAGGAAACATTTATAACGAATTGAATTTGTTTAAAACACTTAACGATGCCACATTTGAATATCGTAAGTTCTTAAACGATCAGGGAATTGATACATCTGCTATTGAACAACAAACTATAATCATCAATACACTCATCAACGATACACTTGCAAGGGTAAAACAGGAATGGTTCAATCATAGATTAGCCCGTGTTGTTGCAGAAGAAACAGGTGAAAAGATTGTTGATGAAGCAGGTAATATTATTCCTTTCAGTCCAGAAGGTTATTTTGCGGCATGGTTTTATCAACTTAGCCAGTTTAATAATCCTATCTTTCAAACATTACGTGCTAAATTAGATAAGGCACATTTTGAAAAGAATAAGAAGATTGATGAATTGACCGAACAAGTTGTTAAAACAGAGAATGATGTAATCAGATACCTGAAACAAAAAGGAATGGTTTGGCAAGATTTTATCAAACTTATAATCAATAGGGAAGATAATCTTATTGAAAAGACTGATAAGAAATGGTTAAAAGAAGTTTCTGATGGAACAGGAGAAGATTATCCAAATCAGTTTAATGTTGTTGAATATTACGATTGGAAAGAAAGACGTAATGTTTATGAGAAGAAATTGGATAGTTTGTACCCAACAGATCCAGCAAGGGTACAACGTGAATTGGAAAAATGGGACGGTAGGAACAGTCTTGAATTAAAAACCAATGGGAAAGCAATGTTCCCACTTGCTTGGAAGAATGCCAGAGCAAATGGTAAATTGACTTTTAAAGAAGATGTTATTGTCTATAGTGCTGAATTTGAAAAGATCAGACAGGTTCCAGAGTTTCTGAATTATTACAATTTGCTTGAATCAAAGAATCGTGAATTTAGAAAGATGCTTGGTGTTGAATATAAACAATTACCAAACAACTTTATTCCTAACATTCGTAAATCAGCATCTGAACGTATTGATGAATGGGGTATGAAAGGTGTATCTTCAAGTGTTGATGATTTTATCAAAGACTTTTCAGTTCGAGAAGATGATAGATCGTCTGATGATTCATATCTTAAAAGAGATTCTATTCCCAAGTTCTTTCTTAACCCGTTTAGGGATAAGGATGGTAATATAATCAATGGTGAGAAATCATATCAACTTGGACGTAGTTTATTGTTGTTTGCTAAGATGGCTTATAACTATGATGAAATGACCAAGATTGAAGGTGAAGTACTTGGTCTTAGAGAGTTGCTTGTTGAGAAAGGACTTGAGTTACAACAATCTGATAGAGGCTTAAAGACAAACTTGCTTGGTAATAACTTTACCCAAAAGTTAAGTGAGACAGATATTGTAAAAACGTTTGATCGTTTTGTCCAAATGTATGTTTATGGTTTATCTGTTGAACCTGTTATTGGGGATAAAAGTGGTAAGACCGAAAAGATGCTTCTTCAAATGAAAAACTACTTTACGATCAAGAAACTTGGCTTTAATATACTATCTGCAACAGGCGGTTTTATAGCAGCCAAGATTCAGTCTGTAATCACTGGTAAGACAGGCATTTATTATGACGAGCAACAATACTCCGAATCAATAAAAGCCTCTTACAAGTCACGTAAGGAGTTTCTAGCACTATCTGCATACTTCGATCCAATGGGTCATAGATATGGGGCAGTAAGATTGGAAGAATCTACCGTTGGAGAAACGCAATTGGGTGATTCGTCCCAACGTGGTTTTATCAATAAGTATGTTAATTCAAGACTGCTTATGAAGCCTTATAGTATAGGTGATGAATACATTGAAGAAGTAGTTACATACGCGCTTAGTCAGAATTATTATGTAACACCGGACGGTCTACTTAAAAAAGTCCAGTTTCCAGAAGATAAGGAAAAGTATAAAGGAAGGTTTATCAAAGACCTATTTAAGTATGAAGATGGTAAGGCTACACTTAACATACCAGAAGATCAACAGAAACAAATATGGATTGCTTTTAGACGTGCTGTACAAGTTGTACAGTCAGGTATTAAAGGAACCATACCAGAAGAAGATAAGGCTGTATGGCAAGGACAATTGGTAGGAACACTCGTAGGTAACTTTAAATCGTGGATGCCCGGTGTAATGACCGAAAGATTTGGTAAGGTTAAGTATGACAAACGTGTTGACACTGTTTATATGGGTAGATTCACCGCAATTATGCAGGAATTTGGGACGCAAAAAATAAATAGTCAAAATGAAAATCTTCAACTTGGCCTTTTTGTTAGAGATATTGTTCTTCCAAAACTAGGTCAACTTGCAATGCAAGTAGCAAGTTTCCATACCATTGGTGGATACTTTAAAGGATTTAAGATGAAGGATGATGGTACGGCAAGATTGATGTATGAGAACTGGTTGGCAAGAAATCCACAATATGACGGTAAAGTATCTTACAAGGAATTTAGAAGTGTTCAAGAGAAACAACTTAAAGCGTCTATTATTGAACTTCGTATTATACTTGGTTTCTTATTACTTGCAACTCTTGCTATGGGAGATTGGGACGATGATGGGGAAAAGGATTATAAGAAGTATTTCTTAACCAAAAAACTTGTGTCTGTAATTCTTAAAGTGAAACAAGAAATTAGTTTCTTTGTTAATCCAACAGAATTTATCAATCTTACAAAAAACCCTATTCCAATGATAGGTCTTCTTCAAGATGGTGTTAAAACAATCAACAATACATTTGATGAACTGTATGATGTAACTCAAGGTAATATAACTCTTGGAGAAAAAACCCTGATTACTGGTGAGAAGGATTCAGATGATAGAAAGAATATTGGTTCATACGCACATGCTTGGATTCCCGGTGTTGGTGGATTGTTCCAGTTCTTTAATGTGCTATCTGATGATGTCCAATATCTTGGTCAACAGAACTAGAGGGTGTAAAAAAAGGTAAGCCCGAAGACTTACCTAAACGTTTCTATTTTTCCTGTTCCTTTAGGGATTACAGCAACAAGCGTAGATCCTGTTTCATATTTTTGTATGAATGCTGGTGAACACTTACATGTGAATATTATACCGTTTACTTTATTGTGATAAGCATTGGATACACCTAAGTTTATCAAAGAATCTTGTAATAGGAATATTCTTTTAGAATAATAGAAAAAGTCATATTGTTTATATTTTCTGTCAACACATGATAGAAATATAAAACAACAAAATATTAACGTTTTCATGTTTTTAGTTATTAAGCCCGTTCTTACCGTAATGGTAGGGACGGGCTATTTTTATTTATTTGACTATCAATATACGTTCTTGCAAGCATTTCTTTTTGTGATACCATATCATATACTATCATACTACTTTTTATTAAAAAAATATTATGTGAAATAGATAAAACATGACAACCTTTAGAAACCAAATACTTAATAATATTGATTGATTTTATTTGATTAGATAAGGAAAAACCTTTATCGAATTCATCTAGTAAAATTAATGTTCTATCTTTAATTATTTGCGACTCTATACGCTTAACAAATTTATTTATTAAGTATATTTCAGATTGGCCGTGTGATAGTTTATCGGCAGTAAAAGCACCGCTTTCAACATAAGCACTTGCGTCAAAAGAATTTTCTAAAGAAGAACCACCTTCAACACGAGCGTCAAATCCATAAACCACTTCATAATCAGATTCCACTAAAAAGTGAGGACTGACATTTTGTTTTATAGAACTTAAAATCATAGATGTAGAGTAAATAGGCTTCTCATATTTTCCTCTGACAGATTGAAATAATGTAGATTTTCCCGAACCGTTTTCTCCAACTAAAAGTATATGTTTTAATTCAAATAGGTGTGAAAAGTCAAAAGACTCTCCTTGTTTAAAACAACGAAAGTCCTTAGTTACATTGATCTTTATCATCTATTTTTTTATTTATCGCCAAGATGAAAACTACCACCAGTAATAATAGTACTTCCCGGAGTTATTACGTTTTTGCTATTTGAAATAGCAACTCCACTACCTTTTGTTGTAGCAATATGTCCACCAACTTCGGAATATAAAGATACTTCTTCATTAGAAACATCTATTGGAAAGACCATTGCCGTTTGATCTGTAAATACAACAGTTTGGACTTTTTTGTTGTTAATGATTAAAACACCATTCGTAAAATTAATTGTCATTTTATTCAAATTCTATTGGTAAAATAATATTGTGTGTTGACCATAACAGTTCAGCATATTCACGCTCCACTTGTCGAAACAACTCTCCGATCTGCTCAACAGTATAGCCAGCAAGACCACAACCAACTTTAGTTACAAGATATTCTTTATCTGGATTCATCAAAGCATGTTGGTAAAACAGTCTTATCTGAATATCAATATCAGATAGTGGTAGAGTCATTACATATTTATTCTTTGTTGGTAAGGCATAACACTGTCCTGTTATACCCAATCCTACATACATTTCAGCACCAAATAATGTTTTCGCTGTGAATGCTGCACCTGAACCATGAAAACCCGCAAGATTGCTACCAAAAACAAATACTTGATTTGGTAACAATTCTTCAATGTTCTCCGGTGTGTTCGTCCCTTTTCTCATAACGCATTTCTCTTTTTGTTTTTTGATATTTACTACATAAATGACCTTCGTCGGTTATGTATTCTTTTTTACAATCAGGGCATTTGGTGTAGTATTGAACTTTAGATTCATCTACTACACCTTGCCCTATTTCTTTAATTGTCCTGTTTAGATCAGAACGGAAGGATTCCCAACTTTTCATTGGCAACTACATTATTCATTGACCGGAGTAAAGCAGAATAGATAATAATATCACCTAACTTTTCATCCAATACAGATTGTTCAGGATCTTTACCAGATTTAATATCTGTAATTAAATCTTGTAGACTTACTAAATGCTTCAACATAAAACCATACAGAACAACACGAGGATCTTGCTCTGTCAGTATTGCTCCCTGATTAAAGTTGTGAAACGGATCACCGTCTCTTGAATATTCAAGAGCCTTAATCTTCATTTTAGATGACAGATCATCAAATAGTTTTTCTATTTCATCTGCAACAACTTCCTTGTTCGCTACTATTTTAGTTTGCATTCATTATTTCCTTTGCGACATATACAATACCATCTTCAACATGGTATGAATCAATAATGCAAAAATATACAGTACCCCATTTAAAAGTATGTCCGGGTTTACCTGTATATTTTTCTACATTCATCACCATTGTTGTTTTGGTTGTACCGTCATTGTAATCAAATCTAATGTAACGGTTATCTTTAGATTCCTGTTCGGATTTATCTTTTGTAAAAGCCCACCAACCAGTCCCAAGTAAAATAGCCGCTATTATAATCCACATAATCATTTTTTACTGTCGTATTCTAAGTTCATTACTTTTGCTGAAACAACTTGCCCTTTCTCGTTTGTTGTCTTAACTACAATACCTTCAATCATATTTGTTTTGAAATAATCATAGCAAAACTGGACAAGTTCGGTTTTTGATTGAAATTCTCTATTAAAGATTGAATCAACCGTTTTGAAGTTAACACCGTAGTCAAATTCATTTAAGTAATCAACAGCATTTTGTAAATCTTCAAACATCATTGGTATAGCCGTTCGATGTTTGTTTTTCGTTTCGATTGAATCAAGATTATACCAAAGAATCTGTGACGGTAATTTAGCATGTGGATTCTTAGCATTACCAGAACCACTATTACCTTGACCACACAATTCACCCCTTAAAGCAATTGATGAACCGTATTTTTGTGTACATTGATTTAACACTTGCAAATATGGTCTTGCTGCAACAACAAATTTATCATCAGATGGAACTGTTTCATAAATATTCAGATTAATTGGTTTAAACAACCGTGTAATATATTCAAACCATTTCAGTTTTCTCTGACCAACAACTTTTTGAACAGTTAGGTCTTTCGTAAGATTTCTGCTACATACACCATATTCTCCACTTGCTATAGCAAAGATGGTAATACTCGAACCATCTACTTTAACCGTTCCTTGGTAAGTTGCTGGAAATGGTAGTCTTGCAGCAAGAATATTTGGTTCATCTGTCTTGTAAATAAATGATGGTAATGGTTTACCACTTCTTGATTTACCAGTATTACCCGGACGATCTTCTTCTGTAACCCATTTTGTAATACCTAAATCTTCACTTTCAAGCGTTTCAAAAGCTTCTTGAAGATTAGGTTTGTACAATCTTAGATAGTCTTGGATTTCATTGAATCCGAAGATTATACCATTACTATATACGGGTTCATTGTCACCTCTGTGAAGATTAAATTTAATGGCTCTTACTCGGTTATTACCACCAAGTTTAGATTTTGATCCGTCAGAGGGATTTACAAACTCTGTAAATAGTTCATTGTCTGGTAAACAGTAATCTGGATAAACAAATAGAACTTGTTCATTGACTTCGTTCAACCCTTTCATTCTTACCACTTCAAAATCAACTTCTTCAAATTGTAGAAGTTCGATCTTTTCTGCTGGCACTTCTCCTTTAAAAAGAGGAATTTTGTTTTTAATTGTTAGTACTTGAATCATAAAATACGTTTTTGAATTAACATTTGTCTTACTTTTACCCAATCCACATACGGTCTTTCCGAATAAGGTAGTTTTATTTCTTGATAGTCTTCTTTATCCCAATATGCTACAGCATTATGAATTAAAGGAATACCTAAGCAAATATCATCAATAATCAGTTGCCCGTAAGCCTTTGGAGAAGATGTCCAAGTATGTTGTGTTGGGTTTGATTGTACTCCATACAAAGGAATATCCTGTAATTTAAACCATTTTACAGCCTCTTTTAGCGATTCACCCGATCTCATTGTAAAGAGAATCAGATTATGCCCTTTAGCAACTAACTCTTTTAGTACAGGAACAGCACCAATATCTTCACCAATTTCAGGCCAAACATGTGTTACAACTGTTCCATCAAAATCAATCAGTATGTCCATATTTTTGTTTTAATCTATAGTAAGTAGTTCTTTCTTCTTTCTCTTTCTTTTCAATAGCCTCTTGTTTTAATTTCATCCTTATTTCTTTTTCTTTTAATCGACGTTTTTCTTGTTCATCAGCATATTGCTGTTTAAGAATTTCTACATCAACTAAAAGATCTTCTATCGGAAATCCAATACCTTCGCGTTCAGGTTCATACCTACAGTTTTCTTCAAATTGAACATAAACACTTAAATTTTCATAGTTGTATTCAATCTCGTGAAATAACCATTTGTCTGGAGTAAGTATTGGTTTTTTATGACGAGCAACAATAATACATTCTTGCTCAAGTTTTTGCATCTGGTCAAAAAGATTCTTTATTTCTTCTATTGTCCTCATTGTTCCCATTTTTAATTCTGTTAAAGTGTTCAATATCTTGTGGTGTTCCTAACCAGTTACAATCTTCAAAAAGACTTATCTTGGTATCGTCTGAAATTGGGTTTTCAGGATAACTATAATGTACATCAACTTTTAAATCGAAAAACTCAATTTGCCTTTGACAATCTTTTGGTAAATCTTTAAAAAAGAATATTCCTTCATCAATTGTAATTGGAAACTTATCATTAATGTAATCAAAAATGGTATTCAACCTTTGTTTACCGTCAATGACATCCCAAGACGAGCCTCTGGTTCCTTCAAGATTTCTGTCATAATGCTGAACTACAACAATAGGATTAACCTTTTGATTTTTTAAAATTGAAAGAATAAAGGATCGTTTTTGTTCTATTGTCCATACAAAGTCTCTTTGTAAATTGACACCTTTAGTTGGAAGAAACACGTCAAAATCAATCTTAAAATATTCAGGCCATTTAGATATTTTATAGAAAGATAAACCTTTATTGATATGATGATTATACTTCTTTTGGAATATTTTTAGTGAAATCATTTCTGCAAAGGATTAAGTGTTGCTTCTACAAAATTATACAAACCATCTTTATTAATAGATTCATATTCATTCCGAGAATATAGCCCAGCATTAAGAATAAACATAGACCATGTTTTACCTGTTTTGGTTAGATATAAAGTACCTAACCAAAAATCTTGTTTCGTAACATATCCCATTATAATTTAGTTCTGTTTGTATAAGCCATCATTGATTTTAAAGCATTTACAAATCCCATTAAATAAGGACTTTCATCTTGTTTATCTGATCCATTCAACCATTCGTTTAATGTCCATCTAACAGGAATCCATTGAACAGATCCTTCTGACGGTTTGATTACTTGATAAGAGTCACCAACTGTCTCCACCTCATATTCCCAACTTCCATCAAATAGTTGTTTAGGTTGAGATAAAAGGTTAACATCACATAATTCTGGTTTATACTTCTTCTGCTCTTGTTGTGTGGACATACCAGAGTATTTAACCATTAAATACTTATTAGTTACCTTAAAATATTTAGATGGTGTGGATAAATCAGGAAGGCCAAAAAGATTTTTCCTACTTTCTTGCCAGTGTTCAAACGATTCAACTCCGTGCATTTGTTGAATACCTTTCTCACCAGCCGATTCTACACATTGAGCAAACAATTTACCAACCATTACCAGATCAGCACCAGCGTGTAATAGTTTATTAATAGCAGCATAACCATTATCATTAAAGTTATATTCTTTCTGACAATAGTTAATATAAGATGAAATACCATCTGCTACTATTTTGACTTTGGACATGGTTACTGTATCATTGTAATGAGTCTCTATAAGCGATGTTCCTACAGAAGAACCAAATCCATGTCGTTGATAGAATTCACTTTTCCCTTCTTCTTTTATTTGTTTCAATGTTTTTATAGCATCTTCAATTGGATATTTACAAAACGTTATTAAGTCATGTAGATCGTATTGTCCAACTCCAGTATTAGATGTAGTATTACATCCACCTCCACCACCTATTCCAACCCTAATATAATCACAACCAGTCTTAGCAAGTTCAACGAATGCTTCTACTGAACCTACATTACCAGCCATGATTATAAGATTGTTACCATGAATCTGTTTGGCCTCTCTAATAAAATCGTGAAGATTAGGTATATTACCATTTGCTGTGTCAATACAAACTTTTTTTGTAAAACCGTTTAAAGGTGTTTTATCGTTTATATACTGTTCTTCAAACTCGTCCAAAGAAAGACTCACAAACATTGGGTAACTTGTATCAAAGTTGTTTTTTGTTTTCCCCAATCCTCTTGGTAAACAAACCTGAACCTTATTGTTAAGAAACAACTGATAGTTAGATTCATCTACTACTGAATACATTGGTGCTGTAATCAAAGGAAGAAATCCGTCCTCGTTGAACGGATTTGCTTCACTTCTACTATTCAATCCTATCTTAGTTTGAGTAATCATATCTCAAATAAAGTTTTAAACTTGTTTACAATCTGTTTATTACCTTGTACTATACCGTTGTTACAACCAGCCTCATACACCGCTATAATAATTTTTTCAATTACAGACGGTATATTCAAATTGTTTTTATGAACTGTAATTTGAACATCGTTTACAAACAATGGTACTGGAACCTGAAACTTGAAAAACTCTGGCTCTGCTTGATTTATTTGTGGTGGTTTAGTCAAACACAAAACTCCTAATTGTGTTTCTAAATCTTTAATTCTATCGCTTGTTGTCATATCTAAAGTATAAAGTCGTCTGTATTTTTAGGTTTAGTTTTATTTGCCATTAATTCCATTAGATCACCACTATGTTTAATTTGTCCTTTCAGAGCATATTCACATTTAGCAGCAATAATAACAGGTAGTAATGCAACTTTGTACTTAAATCCACAATATTCAATTACTTGATATTTCTGATTAGCATCAATTCTAACATCAACGTCTGTATCATCTATAGTAAATGAGTAGTTAAAATCATTACCATAGTTTTTGTCAGTAGTCTTTTGAACCCAAGAACCATCAACAGGTTTAACATCTGATACGTTTTCAAATCCATAGTAAAACGGAACTGAAATATCAATATCTGAATTATAATCCTTAAATCTTTCTAACTTACAACCATATAGATATAAAGCCAAAGATCCACCAAGAATTGAATACGGAAAATCATTTTGAATCTTCTGAACTGATTTCAATATTTCACCCATATTTTCAGATGTTATAAGATCATCAATTTCTGAATCTTCAATCTTGCGTCCAAATCTAAATGCTTTGGTTATACCTTTATCTTTACCAAGTAGGTGTTCACCAAACACTTCTATTTCATAGTATTCAGTATTTTTACCACAAGGTACATGTTTTAATACATCTTTTAACATTAAAGAAAAATGAAATCCGCTACTATTACATAATTGTAACGGTCTGTCATTCTCACAGATATTTTCTCTGTCAAATTTGTATTTACCATTACCATTTGATGTAGCGTAAATACCATCTGTTTGTTTTATTACGCCTTTATAGGCTTTAAAAGGAATTTCTTGTATTGTTACTAGTTCTAATTTTTGTTGTGGCATTTTTTACAAGTACAATTTAATACCGATTTGAAACAAACGTTACAAACCTTCCCGTAAAATAATCTGAATATCATCATGTTTATTTCCAATTTTAGTAATGGTATAATCTATCCATCTATAATGAATAGCAGCATCTGTTTCTATACAGAATGAAGCGTTTTTAAATATTACTTCACCCCTAAATGTTCTTTTGGTTTTATTGTCATAAATTTTAACAATATCACCTTCATATATTTCTTGGTTATTGGTATCATTTCGATCTATATATTGTTCGATAACAACAGAGTCTATTGGATCACCTAATATTGGAATAAACGATATTATTTCAATAGACCTTGCTTTTCCTAAGACAGGATCAAAAGTCCATTTGGAATTGTCTAAAAAGGATTTACTAACTATATCCCACGCTCTAAGCTTTTTCATTTAAAAACTCTTTCTCTCTCCATTCGTTTTAAACATTCAAACGGAGATTCGTTAGGTAATAATTCATAAGAACAACCAACCGTTCCACCTTTCCACGATCCTTTCTTTTCGCCAATATCTTCCGAGAATTCAACATTAATAGATCTAGTAACACGATTGAGTAATGTAAAGTTAAACAAACATCTTCTTCTCCATTCTCTTTCGGTTACTCTAATTGTAGCTAAGGCATTTTGTTTTTCATTATAAGATGTTGTATAGGTATAAGGATGTGTTTCATAGAAAAGAATATCTTTCCATTTTTCTGTATTGTAGAACTCTTTGTTATGTCTTCCTATTTCATGTTCCCATTCACCATCTTTTCGTAACGCCGAAGTTCTATACCATTTCAACGACCAAGGCATATATATGTATATACCACCTTGATCTCTCCCTGTTTGGATAACAAGACATTCTATATTAAATCTTGGTTCACCATAAAAGTAAAAACCAAATTCTTTATATTCTGCTGAATCTTCAATACCTGAATCTAAGGGTAATGATATATACATATCTCCCCACCCATAAAAGATAAATGGCAATAGGATCAATGAATACCATCCAAGAAAAGGAATTAGAAGTAACGACAAAACTGTTGTGAGTTGTATGTGTATTGTAGGCCTTGGATCAAAATATTGAGATTCAGATATGGTGGTATGGTTTCTATCCCATTTAGGATAGAATCTAAACCATTTTCTATCTTCAATATATGTTTTCTTGTTAAGTAGTTTCATAATCAGGCGCATTATTTAAATCTGGATATCTTTCTAGGAGATTGTCCATTTCAGTATGAACAGGATAACCTTTTTCAAGTAAGATTATACTATTTTCCAATTGCATTTTAACCAACGGAATTAAAAACGATCCTAGTTTCGGTATATTATCTACATTATATTTAGCATTTTCCAATGCTTCAAGAATTGTTGTCATGTTTAACGTATTGAATTTTATATTCAGTTAGTTTGTCTAATCCCTGTGTATCTCGGTAATAATTACCAAAGATCACTTTAGTTATTCCTGACTGTTTAATTAATGCTGCACAATGTCTACATGGACTATGTGTTACATAGAGAATAGAATCTTTAAGAGATATACCTTCTTTGGCAGCATTAAGAATACAGTTTAGTTCTGCATGAATTACATCTGGTTTGGTAACATTGTTATCATCTTCAAGTATATCAGGTTCATAGCCTGACGGAAGTCCGTTGTAGCCAAACGAGAGTATTCTATTATCTCTTACAAGTACAGCACCAACTTTCAGTCTATTGCCTTTACTGCGTAAAGCAACAGTATTGGCAATAGACATAAAAGTATCATCCCAAGTCATCACAATAGTTCAATTAAATTGATAAATTCTTTTACCGATATTGTATCAGACCAAGTTAAAGGTTCTATATCAATCTTCTGAAACAGAGCAAATGGTGTCCCGTCAAATACTGTAGAAGGAAGAACATAAGAATCAGATTCATCGTGAATAACAAATTGAAGTAACGAGGATGGCCCTGTTCTTAACTCCATTTCACTTGTAACAGTAGGATGAATCTTTATTGATTCAACCGCTACTTTTATAAGTGTTTTATCTTGTTGAAAAATAACGGTCATACTGAAAAGTGTTTAAGGAGTTTACTTGCTTCACTGAACGGATTGTTAACAAGATATTCAATTGTTACATTAGGGTATCTTTTCAACAAAGCGTTTTTAAGATGTGGTCTTGAAATTTCAGACAACCTTAGAATTTGTTGTTTACTTCTTGAGAAGTATTCGTAGTTCTGAATCCACACATAAATCTTCTTGTTGTCTGCTGTGTATTTACCAGTAAACACCCAACCAGAATTTTCAAAGCATCCATCAAAGTCTGTAAAATCTGTAATACCTTCATCTCGAAGCATATTTTTAATCTTCTCTTTGGTGAATCTTGTACCATGATAGTCTTGACCTAAATCATCAAGATTATCAATTGTAACAGGAAAACTTACAGCAACTGTTGTAACGGCTGTTACTGTTGTAGTATTTGTAGGTAATACTTGTTGTGCATAATACACTTTATACACTCCATTGTCATCAAAGTGAAGACCTTGCTCACCTAAAAACCAACTCGTCCACTGTTGTGTCCATACATGATCTGGATAATCCCGACGAAGTTCTTCTTTAAGTTCTAATGAACTTATAGTGCTGTTGTTAAGCCACCAATCAGCAAGCATTTGTTTGGCTACATTAATGTCTGGTTGTTTCAATACCATAGTAGATATTTTATTATTGTTTGTTTAGAATTATAAACAATGTATTCATTGTTTATTAGATCGTTCCCACCTTTAGCAAAAAGAGAATCACATCCTTCTTTTTGCAATCCTGTTTCGGTGAAGAAGTTTGTTGGTTTGTCGTGTCTATTCCTTCCTGTGTACTGATATGTATTTCCAAGATGTACGTCTTGGATCATAATGAACTTGTCTGGTGTATAACCACAATAACCAAGACTCTTATCAAGTACATCAGCATGATAAACACCATCACCATAAGCAGAACCAGAATAATAAGCACCTGTAGGACGAATTAATAATCCGTTCTTTAGGATACTTAATATGTTTTGACTTCTTGAACCATGAATTAACAATCTTGTTGTTTTATTACTAGATTGATTAACGTGTTCATCAAAGAAACTTTGTTTGTTGTGTTCTACTCTGAATATCTTTTTAGGTGTTCTAATTCTTAGTGAGTCAAGTTCAATAGTTGATTCTGGACGATATTCAATTGATCTAAGATTATAGTTACCACAATCAAACAAGTTAGATGTTGTTTGTGTAACCATACCTTTCAATGAATCAAGAGTATCCTGTTCATCAGATAGAAACTTGTTTAACCTTTCCGTACTCCAGTCAGACGTTGGTATATAATCAACTACTCTGTGCATTTTTCTTGGAAAAATTATAAACAGGTTTCTACATAATACCTGTATGTGTTCTATTGATGTTGCCTTTGCTATATTATCAAGAGTTGTTTGAGCATCTTTAATTTGTAGTTCTGTTACAGAACCAAGATTTAGATTGTAGTTCTTTACAACTGATTCATTGGCATATTTCATCAATGTCTCAAACAACAACTTGATATTTGGATCAACTCCATCAAAAGATAATTCAGATGATTTTTCTTCCAAAAAGTGTGTAACATCAATATATCCTTTTCTCAACTTTTCATTTTTCTTACTTGAAAACTGACTCGTAGAACATTTTGCTTTTTGACTACCAGCACCAACACGACCAAACTCAATCTCTATTTCACCGTTCTTTTCTACCATATTGTAGAACTTGTTGTGGTTAGAAACAGGATCTACAAAGATTAGTTTACACACCAACATTATTTCTTGCCTGTTGAGCCAAATCCTCCAACACCTCTTGTTGTTTTAGAAAGAGTTTCTTCTTTCACTTCTGCAAAAATAGCAGGTACAAGAATCAATTGACCAACTCTCTCTCCAATCTTGTATGGAAGATCTTGCCTCTTACTATGAGTAGACGTGATAATACCTTCTTCGTTCAAAAGTGTTACGGTTCCTACAGGACGCATTCTTATTTGTAGTTCACCTCTGTATGAAGGATCAATAATTCCGATAGAATTACCAAATACCCATTCTACTTTTGACAGACTACTTCTTGGAACTAACATAGCGAAGAATCCTGCTGGTGGTTCAATTCCTATACCAAGATTGTAGCACAAGGCTCCTTCTCTAATACTGATTGAATCAACAAATACATCAAGTCCTACAGAACCTTCTTCTGCTCTAACTGGTAGTTTTGCTGTCTCTGTTAATTTTTCTACTTTCAGTGTATTCATATTGTTGAGTAAATTATTTCTTGTTGGTAAATAGGCGGGAAATCATATTCCCCCTTTGTTAAATGCTCTATTGTGTCTGATCGAAGATCACCAGCAACATCAATAACTTTCTGTATGAAAGCATCTCTTGCCGATTTATCCCTTTGTAGTATTTTTCTTTTGTCTTCTTTGACAACCCTAATTTGATTGTCCGTATATACTTTACTGTACTCTCCTTTCAAGAAGGCATTTATGTCGACAGGACATTTCAATACTATTGCATGTATGTCCGTATCGATTATAGTATCCATCAAATATTCCCCATGCTCTTTTGCTCTGGAGATTATTTGAGTTATCTTATCAAAATCTGTTACTTGGAAAAACAATGTCAATCCAAGACAACTCTGTATTCCTGCCCCAACAGTAATGATGGATGGTACTACAGATTTAATATCTTGATAAGACTTTAACAACACGATACTTGGCCATAGATACTCCCTGCTTTTATTAACAAAACTTCTCTTTATGTTATGCTCTAGTCTCATATCCTTTTTTTAATAAGTCCTCAAATGTCTTTAGTGACATTGTGACTGTCGTATCTTCTTCTTTCCTTCCTCTTTTATGGATTATTATGTATGGATAATTATGAACAGGATTGTCTAACGTAAAGAACTTTTTTAACAATTCTTTTGTTTGAGCAGATAGTTCGGCAAACTTAAAATTTGTTTTCTCATATCCACTTTTACACTGAACGTTAAACGGAATGTTCACAAGATCAATACCACAATCATCCATAGCCCTACTTACCTGTCTTGCTGTTTTCACAAGTGGAAAGTATTGTTCAAACATTTTTCTGATTTGAAGTTCAAATCTGTGCCCTTTGTCTCTGTTCTTGTTCATAGTCACTTATCCTTTGTTTTAAACTGCTTATTTGTTTTTCTAATTCTCGAACTTCTTCTTTTTGATAATTATAAATCTGTACCTTATTTTCTTTTTTCCAAATATCAAGTTGAAGTTGTGCTTGATACTTCTTGGTAAAAAGTTGTTGTTCGGTAAATTCATCACTACCTCCATAACCAGCAGAATCCTCTGCGTTATACATAATGGTTGTTTTATAGAAAGATCTATAACTATTATCTACCCACAAAAAATTCAATGAAACATTGGTTATCTCAAGTTTTCTTACTTCACTATAATAATTTCTAACAGCGTAAACAGTTTGACCAATCTTAAACTTAGGTTTGACTATCAACTTTGGGTTGAATGGTATTCCAGTATCAAATTTTAACTCCATGATATTTCTACTTGTCCTGATTCAACAAGACATCTGTTTACTTCTTTAAAGAATCCAACGAATTTATGATCTCCATGTGTTTCAGCAGCAGGATGACATCTTTGAATTAAAAAGTTCCACTTTGTCTTAATAAGCCTGTTAAACAGTTGTGCTTGTCTTCCCAATAAAACAAAAACAATAGGTTTCGTTTCTTCTCTTGAGATAAACAAATCGTTTAACGTGATTATCAATTCTACCATAAATTCTTTCCAATATTCAGCATGTGATCCCGGCTTATACTCATCACAAGATAAACTTGAATTGAGAAGTAAAACTCCTTGATCTGTCCAATGTTTTAGAGTTGTATCAAACGTTTGAGCAAGATCAGATAGTCCGTATTCTTTTTCAAGTTCTCTAATCAGAATTTGCATAGATGGTTGTTTACCATCAATACAAGCAAAAGCATGTCCTGTTGCAACTCCCGGTTGAGGATATAGATCCTGTCCAACAATAACAACCTTAATTTTGTTCGGATCAATCTCAAGACATTTTAAAATCTTGTCTGGACTATCGGGACAAAGTTTAGACTTGTATTGCTGTTTATGACGTAATACTTTTTCTATTGCATCATCTAAATAATCTATAACCAAACCATCTTTTTCTGCTGGACATTGAAGTAGTCTAAGAAATGATGAATGGATATTCTTTATGATGCTTTCAGTAAGTTGTTGCATATTTCAGTTAGTTTTACATCAAATGCTTTCTTTTCAAATCTTGTTTTGAAATTAACGTTAAGTCTAAAACAAAAAGGTGACATGTCATCAACAAATTCAAGATGTTCAGAATTACTTCTGAAATAAGCCAGTGCGTTTTTTTCAGATCGACCGTCAATAAACGAACCTAGTCTAACATAAATTTTTTCATAAGTAAATCTGGAACTATAATGAGCATTCTTTACATAAACCAACAAATTAAAGTCTTTGTCAAAAAGACAATTCCTTCCGATTATATATTGTTTTTCACCTATTGCACACTGATATAAACTATGATTTGCTATTGTTCTTGAAGCATATCTCCAAGTATTTGTGGAACAATAAGAACCAACAGATTCAATCCTATTCCAAAGTGGGCGATCAATATTTTCTCTTATAAAGAAACCAAAAGGAAAATAGCATTTATTACTTCCTGCAAATTTGTAAGTTTCACCAAATTGAAAATCATTCAGATCTAAAGGAATCAATGATTCCGTTGTATTCTGTAAATCTAGTAAATGGTTTTCCTGTTCCATAGTTTAAAATCTTTTGTGTAATCACGCCATGAATGATAGATGCTACAAAACTTGTTTGCTGATAAGTACACATAACACCATCATTATCATCAACAGTTCCGTTCAGAAAGTTGGTTTCATACCAATCTTCATTCTCTGGTGTAATAGCGAATACTTGAAAGAATTCTGCCAACAATCTACCATCAACAAATAATTCACGATCTTCCTGCTGTTTCCAGTTATGAAACATAATTTTTCTTGTCTCATAATTATCAACAGCAGATACCATAATAGGATATGCAATAGAATCGTTTTTGTATTTATCTAGATAATACTCAATCTGTGCATTACCAACAAAGCCTTTTAGGTAATCTTCCAGACACTTAAACTTTGTTTGACCTATCTGACCTTTTGCAAATCCTTGTGGAATACAATTGTGTTCTGATACAGTATCCGGTTCAAAGATTGTCAGTTTCTGTTGACAGTCAAGTAATCTTTTTGCTGTACCAAAACCAATACCACCAAGACCTACAAACAGTATATCCATTGGCGGAATCTGCATGAAATCAGCATCTTTATATCTATTTGTGTTCATTATTTTAACTGATTTAGTTCTCTAATTAACCGATTCAGATTTGGAATCAGTTCTTCGAGATTCTGATTTTTTGATTTGTATGGTATGATAGCCGTTACACTTCTTTGGATATAAGAACATAGTTCTTGATTCGTAACACCTGTTGTTTCAACAAAGTCCTCAAAATTAACCAATTCAATTGGAAACTGATGTTGATATTCCATCATCAGTTGTTCAATTGTCTTAACCGAATAATCCTCAAATATATACTCTTGAATAAAGTCGTTAATCGGCAAAGTCTTTTTAACAACTTTGTTTGGAGTATAAGTATTCCTGTTGGCCAAATAACTATCTTCTTCAAAATCAAAAGATCCAATGACTGTACAGTTGGGTGATATACATTCTCACAACAGAATGGATGTATTCTTTTCATCAACGGATAATCAGGATTTGGCAGATAATACACAATACTATGACTACTTTTTGTCGGTAGTATGTAACAATGCGGGACGATTCTGTATTAAACTGGCTATACCAGCAAGTACGTCTTATGAGATCAAACATCCAACAACAGGTAAAATAGAAAAGTTCATCACGAGTAACCAAGCGTTAATATTTG